ACCGGTTGCACAACCGGTGGTGCTGCTGGTGTTGTAACTACAACCTCTGGCACTACCGGTATTGCCGGCGCGTCCGGGGGCGTTTGCTTCACAACGGGAGCAAACTTGGATTGTAAATCTTCAAATGCGATTTCTAGGTTACCCAATGTCCAAGGCAACTTGTTGTCTCGGAAGTAGGCTTGCATTATCCCAGTATTGGCATCGCATGGATTGTAGTCATGACGATGGTTAGCCAAGAACTCCTGGCTAGCCTTAAGCTGACGATCAAATTCCGCCTTCTTTGCGCGTTCATCTGCAAGTTGGCGATCCACTTCAGCTTTCGTAATCCTTCTTTGCGCTTCAAGAGCCTTTGCCTGATCTCCGGACTTAATGTCCGCCATAGCGGCTAGAAGTTCTTCATCAGACATTCCAGTTGCTGGCGGTGTCACCGGCTGCTGCTCTTTCAGCGTTGAAATCTTTTGTTTCTTCAGGCGGTCGCCCCAACGGGTTGCCTGCGTGTGCGCTTCAATTAACTTCAAACGCATCTCTTCTTCACTGGTTGCTTCCAAGTGAGTCGGTCGCCCAATCGGGTTTCCATCTTCATCCTTCACCTGGTAATCAACCACGATCTTCTTGGGCTTCACTGCCTCTGCTGCAACACGAGCCGCTTCTGCCTCTGCAGCCACTCTAGCTACTTCAGCTTCCGCCGCAACCCTGGTAGCTTCCGCCGCTGCCGCTACTTCTTCAGCAGTCGGGACTGGCGGCACTTCTGCCGGCGCATCTTCGACAGGTACGACGATACCTTCAGCTTGCGCTGCCGTTGCCTCAACTAACTGCTCGGATTGTCTTAAAAGAACCTGATTGATGGCATCAGACCATTCCGGCAACCGCGACTTCTGCTTCATTTCCGGCGCGGACCACTTCAGAATGTCTTGGTACGTAAGAGTTTCGGGCGTAAGTTCTGCCGGTACGATATCGGTCATTGTCTATTCCCTTTAGGCATCTGAAAAAGTCGATTGCCTGATTGTCCTTCTTCCTCCTCTGGTACTTCAGCCTGAGTGTGATACTCAACGGACTGAAGGATCAGAAGACTAAATTCATTCCTTTCTCGTGCGCGGCTCTGAAGAGCCGATAGCTTTTGTAAATACCCGTCGTCAGCCGGGTTAACTGCGATAGCCTCTTCAGTGGCCTTTCTACAGGCGGCCATGAGAAGCTTCTCGAGAACTGCGTATCCTGGTAGCGCCTTAAGCGCACTCAAGTTTGCTTTCTCAACGGGATTAAGCTCATCCATTAAAAGCGGTCGTGCCATTGTTATTCCTTTGTATTAGACTGAAACTTCTGATCCGAAACTCTGTGCATTGCTGCTTGGCTCGCCCTCTAACTCCTGGTTCAAAGAATGCTCTGTAGATGCACGGAGAACTTCTGCCCCGGCCTTACCAAGCTGTTCTTCATCCTGGAGCTTTCTTTGCTGCTGGAACTTCTGGGTCTCCAATGCTTGCTGCGCTTGCAATTGCTTAGCCTGCATAGCAGATGGAGAGTTAGCCTCGTAACGCTGCGCTTCTTGCTGCGTCATAGGACGAAGGAATTCCTGGCTGAACTTCCAGCCGGCTGCGTCCGTGAAGGCCTTGAAGATGGCCACGGCGTCAAACTGCCAATGAGCATCGTTAACGTTCTTGGTGAAAGTCGGAGAATTCAAAAGCTGGATGATCACTGGTAACGCTTGCGCCATTTCTTTCTTGGCGCCTAGGTGGGCTCCCGCTAGAACTTCGTATTCAAACTTCGCGTTCCTGAATTCAATGTGATCGCCAAGGTAGATGTTCCCTAGCTCTTCTCCAAGTACACGTCTAAGAACGGATGTAGGAAGCAGCTGATTGTTCAGTTCGTCCATCTGGTACAGCCACGGTTCAAAGACCTGGCGCACCAATCTGGATGTCGGCCCGTCCAATCTACTTGCGTTAGCTTGGATAACTGCAGCCGCGCCAGTACCGGATCGCATCCCGGTACCGCGTCCGCCGCCCGTTGTTCCGCCCTGTCCTACAATCTCATTTGCGCCAGAGGTTGATGCTGCGGCTTGCTGAGCCTGCTGAATAAACTGCCATGCCTCTCCTGGGACTGGAGGCATAGTCAAAAATTTAAACGCTTTCTCAACGTCATCATCCACGTCAATGATGCCGCCCTGCTTCCAGCGGGTCATCTGTGTTGGGACGTTGAAGCCCTTCTTGCGCACAGCTGTCGGTTGTAGTCCGTACGCCAAAAGATCAAGCGCAAGGTTGGTTACACCTTGCTCTACAATCTGCTCGGAACCAATTAGCTGGCCCAGGCCCTGGCCATAGAAGCTGTCAGGAAGATTGCGCCAGTTGGCTGAAAGGAACGGAACCTTCCCGTAAGGGTTGGCTTGGTTGCGGATCAAAATGTTTACGCCGTTGAATGATAGAACAACGATGACCTTATCTCTGTCCCATCTCTCAAGAAGCTCCATAGGAGTCTGAAGAGGATCCGCCGAACTCTTAAAGTTTCTCGGGATCGCATGCTGCAGGTATCCGCGCATGCCTTCCGGGATCGTCATCGTAATGTTGTCTTGACCTGACTTAGGATCGTTTAGGAACCAAGCCTTCAATGTGGCTTCGTCCGGAATGCTGTATCCCGGAGTCTCGCGCATCGCATTTAAATCATCATACGTTACGTAGTCTCTATAGATAACCCACTTAGCGTTACGGATATCTCCAACACGGCAGCCGGGCTCTACTAGAACCGTACGAATATCGCAGTACTTAATCCATGGCCTAGAAACCTTTACGGAGTCTAGGTACAGCTCAAAGTCATCTGAGTCTGGAGTATTGATTGGATCAGTCGGAACAATCGCATCTAACTGAACCGGGCTTGCCTTTCTACGATACTTTTTCTCTTTGTGGGTGTACTCTAAATAGCCCCACTTAAAGATCCCAGTACCTAGAAGCGCCATCTGGTCAATGCCGCGCTCCACCTCTTCTTCAAACTTCATATCCCAGAGCTGCGCTGAAAACAACGCGGTCTTGGCACGAGTAACTTCGGGCTTTACACCCGGGCGCGGACGAAGGATGAACGGAGGATCCTCATAGAAGAGGCCTTCCATAACCTTCGGCACGATTGCGCTAAGGTGATTTGAAAGTGTGAACTTTGGGACGTTCGCCTGAGCGACGTTGCCGCCGTCAAACGCGGACGCCTGTGTAGGGCTCTGCAGAATGACGTCAGACTGAGTCCAATAGCTAGCCCACTGATTGATATTCGCGTAGTTATCCGCTTGAGATGCGTCGTCAATGACTAACTTCAACGCGGACTCATCATCAAACATGTACGCGCCCGTCTCCGGGTCAATCGTCATGCTTTTAGACGTTATCTCCGCAGCAGGGATAGTCTCTCGGTTCATCAGCTCTTCGGCTGCCTGCTGCGATAATTGCTCCATTATTTGCTAGGCCCTCATTCCATTACCGCCAAACAGCCGCTTTGAGATGTCGCCGTATGGAGAAGACGGTTGTCCGTCATCTTCCACCGAAGCTAAAAAGGGATTCCCTGGAACATCCCGACCAAAAATACGCTCGTGTTGCGCTCTTAAAAGCGTCTGTGCTTGAGCGGCCTCTTTTGCAATATCCTGCAAGGCCTTCTCTTCTTCTGTCAGTTGAACGCTGTTCGGTAGAAAGGCTGTAATCCAAGACATTGCATCTGGGATATCATCCTTTCTAGTTCTAGAACTTTTCTCACCTTTGTATGCTACTAGCTGGGCGAATACGCCGTCTTCGCTATGTAGCCATGCGCCGTCAGCGAAGAATAGTCTATCTTCCTGAAGTAGGATCTCGAGACCCTTGATACGATTACGCTTTGCATTCGTTTCATTAGTCGGGGGAATCCAATAAAACTGCGGGGGTGTTCCGTATCTGGTAACCGCGTCTTGAATGACCTTGATCTTCATCAAATCAAGACCACCGGTATCTTCCGCTCGGTTGACAATCCTAGCCGTACTCCACAGCTGCCAGCGATGATCTAGTTCGATCATCTGGTGGACAATCTCGGTTTGAGTCCACTTATCGTAGACCACTTCCAAAAGAATAGCGGCGATACGTTTATCTTCCTTCTGGAAGATCTTGAATGCCGCGCCGGCTGTGTAGTCTGAATTCTTATTAGCTGTCTTGGCCGGATCCCATAGAATCTTTACTTCGCCGGGCAGCCGGCGAGCGTAATCTATGTTCATCTGGCGATGCGGAGCCTTCAAATCTTCAATCTTGAAGGATGGCAGACTATCGCCCCAGACGGGCTGATTCAGCTGCTGGCATCGGAACGTTTGTTCGTTATTGCGAAGAATTCCCTTTAGGTACGCAAACGTCCTCTCGGGATCTCCCTTTTGATGAGGGAACGCAAGCGTGACCATATCTAAGGTCAACTTGTTAATGTCTTTCTTTTCGATCTCAGCAAATGCTTGACTCTTGGGCGTCCACGCTGAGCGCACGAAATACTTAATCTTCGTGTAATCTTCTGGATCGTCATCTGACCTGGTCTTCCTGGTACCGTAGTAATCATCAGGGAAGTACCGCGTACCAATCATGTCCACCTTGCCCCAGGGGTCAATTAGGTTCATGATGTTGTCAATTTCATTACGCAGCTGCTTACGCAGCGTATCAGTATTCGAATTCTTAATTTCTATGGCATCATCGAATTTGCCGTAGTCACAGTGCCAACCAGCCAATACGGAACCAACTGAGTTCGCCCAAAGTGTGGGATACGGGCGTTCATGGATTCTGGCCGGACATAGCAAAGGCTCAGCTGACGTGCCGTCCACTCCGCGAAGTACGTACTCCGGGAATAGCAACTGCAGCGGTTTAGGCTCGCCGCCACGCGGAAGATAAAACTTCATCTTGATGATCTGAACGAAAGCCGTCGCCAAAGACGTGGCAGCGGTCATAATCATCATGGTGATATCAGGGCAATTCAATATCATTTGAATTGCGTGGGCGCGATTCAGGGTTGACTTATAAAACCCACGAGCGTCCAACAAGATCATCATTCGAGCACGATTCTCTTCGTTCTCGAGATCTTCCTGGGATGCTGTTACATAATTCTTATGCTCTTCATTCCAGCGGCGGGGAACACGACTTTGACTATCCAACGCGGACTGAACTTCTTCCAGGGCGTAACCGCCATGATACACGCCGTCAAAGTTCGGCTGAATAAACTGGTCACAAATTATCTGATGAACAAACGGATCAACTCTAGTCTCGCCCAGTACGCTAGTAGATAACCATAGCAAATCTTTACGAGCCTGATCCCTAGCATATAGCCAATTAGTGAAAGTTAAGTAGCCGTCGTCGCTGAATCTCCCAGGGAGCCTGCGAGCCCTGATAGGCTCGAGCCTAGTTTCTTTGCTCTTCTTCCCCCGACCACGGCGTTCTATTTCTTCCTCAGACTCCTTCTCAATGCCAATATACTTAAACCACAAATCCTCGGTGGACAGAGCTTCCGACCTGAATCTCTTATTTGGATTAAGAATGGTTATCAGAACTTCAGGATCAATATCATCCCGGCCTGCTAACTCGGATTCCTCTGACTTAAATATTGAGCCCCAGAACTCGGTCTGTTTCACGGCTCTTGGTCTAACGAATTCGTTGTCCTTCTTTGCTTGCCCGGTTAATGCCATTGTGGGCTCCTATGCTACTTTATGAGTTCATTTTTACTGAATACTGCTTCTCTAGTTTTCCTTTCGTGGTAGTCATCCATCGTGTCATGAGCGCAAAGCAACGTCTGCAGCGCGGTGATAGTCAATGCGAAGTTCCCGTCTAGCTTTCCTTTGAAGGATAAAACAACCGCTGTTATGCCAAAGAGCAATGCCCAGAACTCGGAAAGGCCGCCCGCAAAGTCATAAAGCGGGGCCATGCTAATCTTGCTGAGCCACATTTTACTTTCCGAATTTCTTAGCGTTCAATGCAAACTGACCCATCTTAGCTGTATGCGGATTATCTGAACTAGCGGCTTCGTGCTTGTACTCATCCGGGAGAGGATCGCTGTCAGATCCTGACCAGCCCTTCTTCCTAGCCCAATCATGCAAGCCGCCCTTGCGCAGATGGAATACGGCCCGGTAGTGGCTGTCTCGTTTTGCCATGATTACATCCCTGGCACTGGGGCAGCTGCAGCTGGCGCCGCAGCAGGAGCTGGGGCTTCTGCAGGAGGTGCAGCAGCTTCGCCTACGTTCGGTGAGCCCTGGTGATCTTCAAGCATGTCATGGACGCCGTCTAGATCCGCGTGCCCTTGACCCTCTTCAGACTCCGTACCATCATCATGCTTATAGTGCCGTGTGCTGGTGTGTGAACCGTCGCCGTGGTGATGAATAGTTGTCTTGTGGTGCTTGCCCTTCTTCATAAATACTCCTTTAAACCGAGAGACCGACGGAAGTGCTCTTCTGGGTCGCTAAGCGACTTAGGTAAGAAAGGGGCCTAGGCCCCGATGCGGTATCGATTCCGCGTACGCCACCGCTCTCGGACGGATGGTTCTTCCTTCCGTCGGAACTTGTCAGTTATAAGTGGCTGCTACAGTCAAACGCGCCGCCAGGGTGGCGACCCAATCAATCGTTCTGTCAGACGCGAGCTTAACGGTGCTATAGACATCTGTGTCCATAATGGCGGATTTCTTACCGTCAATTTTTCCGTCAGCACCAAATCTAATGCATGAGATGTTATTGGCTGCGATCTCCGCCGCCGCTTGCGCGGAAGTATTAGTGACCGTGCCGGTCTGTGCATGAGCAGTTGTAACGTTAAGTCTCGATGTCGTCATGATTCCTTCTTACGGGCTTCTCTAGCCACGCGGTATGAAACGTTTGAGTGCTCGTGGACTCGTTCAGGTAATTTCTTACCTTTAGAGGACTCATTCCATTCGTCTACATCGACGCCTTGCTTTTCTAGCTTGTCCCTATTGGCGTTAAAGAACTTCCGCTGGGCATCCGATGAATACGGCATTTAGAGCTTCCAACCGAACCACTGAGCAAGACTGTGGTGAAGAACCCCGCCGGCGAACACGATAGTAGAGTGATACCACTGGCGCTTGGCCATATCTGCTTGGCGGTCTTCTACGGTCTTAACGCGCACATCCATTCCGCCTTTGAAGCCGGAAAATTGCTGGTGTAGCTCTCCAATAGCTCTGAGTGTTTCCGCTCGAGTATCAGAAATTTCCTTCATTATCAGTTGAACTTGATCTTTATCCATAAATGTGTCGGGGCTGTAACCTGACTGGCTCTGGATTTCACAGGCTCTGGTGGGAGGGATCGCGTTAAATAACTGCGACTCCGCTACGTCACTAGAAAGGAAGAGGCGGGGCAGACTTAACTGCCCCGGTTGGATTAGAACAAGTTTACTTGGAACTGATACAGGTTGGCACTGTTGTTAGCGTTTGAAGCGCCAAATGTTACGCCGACAGCCACTGAGAATGCTGGCTCCTGCGCAAAGTTGACACCGGAAATCGCTGTGGTAGCCGCTGCCTGCGCGGTACCATTAAACATGCCGGACGGGCTCTTATAAGACTGCAATAGTCCTGAAAGAGTATCTCCCTCAAGAACTGAGCTGATGTGCCAAGGGTAGTAAACAGAGTCCTGCGCTTGGTTGGTCAGTGTCTGAGAGTTCAGTGTGTGCCACGTTACGTCAGTGCCGCCCAGGTTGTAATAAATGGTTACAAGACCTGTGGTTGAGGCTTCTGTCGCTCCGAAGACAATGTTACCTGAAGCCATAATCTCAAAACGCTGTCCGTTTAGAATATTACGACCTGGGACTGGTAGACCGCCTGCTGGCGCTACTGAAGTCGGCACAACACCCTGTTGAAGATTGTCAATTGCGGTGTTTACGCCTGTTGCCCCCGAGTTCCATCCTGGACGTCCTGGAAGGTCCGCGAAGTACAAAATGCCGGTGCCTAGTCCGCCAACTGTTGCCGGGCTGGCTCCACTTACTAGATATTCTGCAATTACTGACATATGATGCTCCTATACCGATAACGCCGCCGCCAAATTTCCCGACTAACGCCACCGTTGTATTTGACGATGCCCTCTGGGCACGCGATCAAACTTATGCTGAAATCCTTTCCAGGCTCGTCCCGCATTCCGTACAGAACTTGGAACTGCCTTTGTTCGTCTTACCGCACGTAACACACTTAGGTTTTCTGTTAACGGTCTTTGCGACTTTAACGGGAGCCTTCTGGGTGCTACCAACTAGATGCAGAACCATGACTTCTGATGGCTCCGTCTCAAAGTCGGATACGGCATAAAACTTTTGATCTGATAGAGAACCTGGCACGGTAATGCCAGCGTCATTCGAGCTACACTGAAAATTCTGACCCTGCTGGGTTATCGCGCCACTAAACGAAGCGTTGTTTACAGTACCCCTACTCATAGACGCGGACTTCATTAAACCGCCGCTTGAGCTGGATGAATTGCAAATGGTGGTCCACTGGGGTACAGCGTAAGACCAACGATCAGTCCAATAATAGTAAGGAGTGTTAATCCAATGCGTGTACCTATACATCGGGGCTACTTTTTCGCGCTTAAATTCAATTCTGACTAGACCGTCTTCAGCTTGAACGCCACGGTGCTCTTCAACCTTGGCAGTACGCTCAATGAACTTAAAACGATTGCCGCTCTCTAGATTATCTTTACAAAAGCGCTCAACGGCGATCTTCTCGCCCGGGTTAAGAACGAGCCAACCGGAAGCTTCTTGACCGTCAATCTGAATCTTCGCCTGCATACGAACGGTGTCAATATTCTTCAACAGGACGTCATATTCAGCGCCAAATGGTAGTTCTACTCGTTCACTGGATTCCCGTAGGACTTTACCGCCTACACGGATCGCAGCTACGAAGTTTTTTCGATGCATCATCATTCACCTTAACGGATGACTGACCAGCATCCCGGTTCTTAAGGTCAGTTGGATTTCCCGCTTGCGCGGAAGATTACATAACTAAAAATGAGCCGTCATCAGACAGCTGAATGCCCCGGAGTGGTCGCTGTGGCCCGCTAACGGCGGTAGCAACGGCACCAGACGTAGCTTTGTTGCCTGCGGTTGCCGGCGCGGTGGCAATACTATTCAAGTAGACGTTAAGCGCATTTCTCGCGGCGTTAACCGGGGTCTGCGCCTGGCTGGCTGCGTCCTGAGCTTGAATGATCGCCTGTTGGAGTGTGGCGATCTGCGCCTTCTGCGCGTCTGTAAGAGGAATTACCTTCATGTTCTTCCTTAGGCCGCTGCGTCTTCAGCTGGCTTATTCACTTGCGCTGCCTGCTGATACTGCGCTAGCTGTTCACGAAGCTGGGCCACTTCAAGATGCAGACGACCGATCTCCGCGAAGATTTTTTGAATATCCATTGTTTTCTCCTATTAGATTGTATTACTTAAGAAATTTAGAGCGGCAATTCAATCCACGAAATGTAGCCGATTCCTGTCGTGGCGGTGGTGATAGCCTCAATACCAATCTGCACGCCAGGAGGAACGATCACTGATCCAGCGACTTCATCCTTACAAACGGCGATTGTTTCTGATGCTACTGTTCCGCTGAACTGCATTGAGAATAGCGGACGTAAAAAAGTCGGGGCTGCGGCGGCACCGTTTACTGCCCAGGTGCAAGAAGCACCCACCTTGGCAACGGACGAAGAGTTAGCACCGACGATGGCAGATAGCCCTGCGGGGCCAGAAGAGTTACCTGTAGTGAGAGCGACAGGAACACCGGCAGAAGTTGTACCACCCCAACCAAGAATAACGGCTCCGACCGCAGTGAACGCAATTGTGGGGCTGTAAATAACTTCCTGAATTATTAAGTTCTTTCCGGAGCCGGCTGGATTCTGAACAACAAGTCCGGTATACGTTGAAGAAGCGACTGACAAAGCTTGAGCAGCTATGTTGACTGCATAGAACAAGTTACCGCGATAAGCGTTTTCGTAGTAACGAGGCTGTAACTCGCTAACAAGTGCTTCGCTATATTCACCAACTCCAACAGTAATGTTCTGTCCGGTCTGCTTACCGGTTTGGCCTTGGTTACCTTGAAGAATCATGTCTTTTCCTTAGTCGGCGTAATCATCAACGCCCTCTTCCTGTGAAACTATGGTAGGATCGAAATCTCTCGGATTATTACGCCCGCCCTCGCAAGCTAGAGCAATAAGAGCACGTCTCATACACTCCAAAATTAGCATTGTCTGTTGAGCGAGGTCGTTGCCCGAAACTAGATTTGCGTCAGTTGACGCGCCTGTTGGAAGCGGCAGTGACGCTGCACTTATCGCCCAAGGGTTTGTACTCTGGGTAACCGCCACTGTCGTCAACGGAGTTAACGTAGAAAGCTGAGACGCTGTCAATACGACCGGCAAAGACGCTGCTGCCAATTGTTGGCCAAGAGCAAATGCCGCTCCGCCCACTTGGGTAAGATTATCTGTTGACGCGGACTGAACCGCGAATGTGCCTACGTTCGTAACTGCAACGGACGTCAACGGAGTTAACGTTGATATCTGAGACGCCGTCAGGACAACCGGCAAACTGGATGCTGCCAGCTGCTGGCCAAGGGCGAATGCAGCCCCGCCAACTTGATTAAGATTCTCTACCCATGGAGACGTTGACTGCGTAACAGCAACGGTCGTTAACGGGGTCAGTGTTGATAGCTGAGCCGCTGTCAGAACAACCGGTACGGATGCTGCGGCCAGCTGTTGGCCGAGAGTCGAAATAGACGCTTGAACCGCGAATGTTCCCGTATTGGTAACAGCAACAGAGGTCAGCGGGGTTAGCGTTGATAACTGAGACGCCGTTAGAACCACTGGCAAACTGGACGCCGCTAACTGCTGGCCAAGAGCAAATGCCACACCGCCAACCTGGTTGAGATTGACCGTGACTTCACCGGTAATCGTCGTAGACGTTAGCGAGACAACCCAAGGACTGGTAGACTGGGTTACAGCAACCGTTGAAAGAGGTGTCAGCGTTGAAAGCTGAGCTGCCGTCAGTACAACTGGGACAGACGCTGCCGCCAATTGCTGTCCAAGGGTCGTGATAGAAGCTTGAACGGCAAACGTTCCGGAGTTAGATACAACCCAGGGAGACGTGGACTGAGTAACTGCTACGGTCCCGGTAATCGTGGTTGAAGTAAGCGAGACAACCCACGGAGATGTAGACTGCGTGACGCCAACCGTGCCGGAAATTGAAACTGTTCCGGAAACTGGTTGTGTAGCCTGGAAGAATGTTCCAGTGACAGCTACGGGATTCGTGATGCTCGTAACCGCTGTTATGGTTCCGGTTACTGGAAGAGCGTTAACTGAACTAACCCCGACCAAATTGCCGGCTACGTTGAATCCAAGATAGTCTGCGGAATTAGGAACCGCTGAACCTGTTGGTCCGGCAGCCGCGTTACCCGCTGAACCGCTAAAGCTGGCATAAAGCGGATTGGTAATAGTGCCAAGCGGGTTGGTGCCGTCTGATAGCTCGACTGGGAGCGGGTTCGTGATCGCAGGAGGGGAGCCGGCTACGTTCGCAATATTAATATTGGACGAGCCCCCACCGCCACCGGTGATGATGTTAACTTTTAAATTTCCTGCGCTGTCCAGCTGAAGCGGAAGAGCCTGTCCATCAACCGGAGCAACGGCCCCGGCGTTGTAAACACCCCCAACGAGTTCCGCTGTCGTCGGAGCAGAACTGTTAAGAGTCTTTGACATCTATCCCTACTTAGCTCTGAGGGCTGCTTGAATATCCGCCTTCCAAAGTCTTCTTAGAACAATCTCCATCTGGCCCATGAGAGCCGTTACGTCCGCGTCCTGGCCGGGAGCGCCGGCTGGGCCCGCTGGGCCTGCTGGCCCTGGGACAGTAGAATCTTTTCCGTCCTTTCCGTCACGTCCCGGAATTCCTTGTAGCCCTTGCGGTCCCGGAACAATAGAATCTTTCCCGTCCTTTCCGTCTCGTCCCGCAGGACCTGGAACGGTAGAATCCTTTCCGTCGCGTCCAGCTGCCCCCGGATCACCTGGCGAACCTTGCGGACCTGCCGGTCCTGGAATACTCGAATCTTTTCCGTCTATCCCGTCACGACCTGCCGGCCCTGGGATAGTTGAATCATTTCCCTGCGGACCTTGCGGACCCGCTGGCCCGGGAACAACTGAATCTTTTCCGTCTACACCATCGCGGCCTGCTGGTCCTGGAACAATTGAGTCTTTTCCGTCTACTCCGTCACGCCCCGGATTTCCCTGCGGGCCTGCCGGACCTGGAGGTCCTGGAATAACAGAGTCTCTTCCTGACAAGCCTTGCGGCCCTCTGGGGCCTTCCGGTCCACGGCGAGAATTATTAACTGCCTCAAGCGCAGCAATACGTTCTAGAATACTTTTGCTAGCGTTCTCTTGACGAGCAGCTTCTCGCTCTGCTTGACTCATGAATCCTCATTTCCAAACCCATTTACATTTAGGGCAAATAACTTCTGATATGGGGTCCGTTTTCTCCAACCATGTTCTACAGATTGGGCACCATCGATACGCTTTGAACAAGAACGCCATGGACAAACCCACAACTGCGCGGGGATGTACGCGCTAAAAGCTATTCGCAGCTTATGAGCCGCTAGCCACACCTAAATAATTGAGGGAATAAGTTACGTTACCACCGGTAGGGGATATTACTTGAAGAATATCGAGCTGGGCGAGATTTTCAAATGCGTCTGCAAAGAAGGCTGCTGTAGTTGAGCCTGATGCTAACCTAGTGAGATACTGAGCGATGCGGACTTGACCTGTACCGCCGCCTCCGCTCGTAGTTGGATTGACCGCCGGATTATGTACTGTGCCAAGATAATCAACGTTGAGCACGATGCTGCCGCCGATATCTATAATCTGAATCAAATCTAAATTCTGCGCGTTAGTGGACGCGTTTGGCCAGGCTTGCGGGACGGATGCGCCGGCCACAACTGCGCCAGTCTTCTGCTGAATCAAAGCTGTTGGAGTTGCCATGTTCTTGTTGCTCCTAAAAAGAAAGCCCCACCAGACATACGCCGGTGGGGCGGTACTGCGTTCAAGAATGGTCGAGAAAGTTGGATTTGAACCAACGTGCTCCCGGTTCCGAACCGGGCGGAATAAGCCAGACTCTCCTATTTCTCGATGGTCGGAAAAGTTGGATTCGAACCAACGTGCTCTCGCTTCCAAAGCGAGCGGGATAAGCCAGGCTCCCCTATTTTCCGATTAAATTGGTTGCGGCGAGTGGACTCGAACCACTATGAACGCTTTCAGAGAGCGTCATCCTACCGATTGAATGACATCGCAATAAATTTGGATGAGGCGTCTGGATTCGAACCAGAATTCACGGTTTCAAAGACCGTTGTCCTGCCGGGTTGGACGACATCTCAATGGACTCCGAGGTGGGATTTTAACCCACGATTTGAGATTTTGCAGATCTCTGCCTTTAACACTTGGCCACTCAGAGAAACTTGGCGCCGGCTCCCGGCTTTACCCGTAAGAGACCGGCTGGCGGATTAAGTAGGAATCGAACCCACTCGGGCTTACACCCGGCACGGTTTTCAAGACCGCTGGCCCCCATGGACCGCATTAATCCAAAATTTGTAGACGATAGTCGGATTCGAACCGACGGCCTCAATCACACTTAAGTGGTTGTGCTCTGCCACTGAGCTACATCGTCGCCCGTTTGCAACCGGGTTCACGGCCCCGGGTAGCTATCTCGGGGTTCCCGTAAATTCAAATGGCGGAACGAGGAGGATTCGAACCTCCACGAGCTTTCACTCGCTGGTTTAGCAAACCAGTCCGGCTACCGTTTCGGCACCGTTCCTTAAAATTATTAGGTGAACCTATACCCAGGATTTAGTAAGCCTTGCGACCCGACCATCATCCGTCTAAGCTCTCAACCCGGCTATCATAACGCTATACGCGCTCCAGCCCTATTTGAGATTGCATCCAGCATGGAGTGCCCACCCTTGAATGTGCGTAGATTAGACTGGCTATTCTCCGCAAGATGGCCTTACCCGTCCGGTTACCCGGCCCGCAACTTCCACGGTGCTGTGTATAGTGATGTCCTGAAGTTCCTCAGGCTTGCGCCCGCGATGATCCAGTCCACCTAAATCCTTACCTATTGTTTCGGTCGTAGCAAGACTGCGCCTCTGCTTGACCAACTTCATCAATCTTATCCAAAGAACCCTTGGCGCCATGAATGACCGCCAGCTCTTTATTGTTCACGGAGAACGTTCCTGATACTACGCCGTTCTGCGCGGTTACCGCGATCTCGTCTTCATGGCCATTTATGACCAGAATGTAAACGCGCTTACCGTCTACGACCTTGGAAAACTTAAATACTATCGGCTTATTGCTTTGCGCCTTTGCTTGACCTGGCGCCATCTCTGACGCGAGAATGGTGAAGGTGTCCTTTTCAACGTCTACGTTCGACGCCATGAATGCTTCATCACCACAAACCCCAATATTGTATACGCCGTAGTCGTTTGACTTCGTAACGATGTTACAGCCTACCATAACCAAGGCGAGCAGTCCAGCTAAAATTACACCTTTCATTGCCTTTCCTTTTTGATGTGGTCATTGACTATCAGCGCGAACCAAGCCCAAATTCCAGGCCAAGTTGTTTGATCCGAGAACCACTCCAAGAAATCGCCGGGACTGGCGATACCAACTCCGCGAATGTTGATCCAATCCGCGAGAAATCTAAAGTGCGTTGCCATCGTCATCGCGCAATGAATGGTGTCTTGAGTATACCCAGACTGGTCTCCGCCCGGGAACAACACAGGCATCTGACCGTTATTCATGGCCATAACGAACGCGTTCATCGTGAAGCCCACTGCGAACGCCAACGAAGGAATAGCCAACAACTGCCAACGCGGAACACGAATGTGCATCGGGCTGAACCCACTTGCACTCTGTGGTAGAGCACCATGCAAGTCACGCGCCGCCCAATTGGTCCCCTACTCGGCGTTAAGCTAGAACTGGAGGCCCCACGCGGAGTCGAACCGCGATGACGAATTTAGGAAATTCGCGTCCTGTCCATTTGAACGACAGAGCCAAATTGGTAGACCCACCAGGACTCGAACCTGGATTATCCGCTTAGAAGGCGGACTTCCTATCCATTGAAAGATAGATCCACTGAAACTTAGAGATTGTGAACTAGGAACGCCAGGCCGACTCCAAGGCAATAAAAACTGAAATCCGTCATATTGTCCTTGAAGCTCTGCTTGGGCGTTTCATAGTTCGCGTCATACCAAAATTCTTTAACTGCGGCGTACGCTATTACGCCTAGACCGATTGGGTAAAACAAATGCGAATGAAACTTATCCATCGTCAACAGGGCGCCATAAGGGATCCCCGCATGACCGAACTGCGCAAGCACGTCTGGATTGTTCATCCAGGAATTGTCGGTCAGCCAGCTCAACCAAGAGGGTAGTGTCATAATTTAAATCGCTTATACCGGCTCACGAGCAACATCATCGTCAAACCAAAATACAGAACCGCTGTGAAAAACTTATGAGTCTTCATAAGCCCCCCACTAAATTGGCATGAGAGGATGGAGTCGAACCACCGTAGGCGGGTTTGGAGTCCGCCGTCCTAGCCTCTAGACGACTCTCATATAAACTTTGACCGTGGATAACCCGCCACGGATCTCCGGGTATTCTAGAAAAACCTTACGCCGCTGGTGTTGCTGGGGCCGGTGCTGCTGGAGCCGCCGGGGCTGGTGCTGCCGGCAGAGCTGCTGCTACCGTTGCGTCCACTGCGTCAACTGCCGCTGCGTCTGACGCGTCCTTGGCTGCCACGGCTGCCGTTACTGCCGCCGTTACCGCTGCGGGACCGTTCTCTGCGATAAGTGTTGCTACGTCCGCTTGCAACTTTGCAATGCTGTCTGCGAATGCCATAAGTACCTCCTCTAATTCTTGACGATATCCGACCAAAAAATGTGCGTGATTTCTAAGCCGCTCTATTCTTTCGTGCATCGTACCTCTCTTCGAGGATTAAACTGGAGCGGCGTCACGGATTCGAACCGAGACGAGCAGTTTGGAAAACTGCGATGCTACCGTTACATCAACACCGCTTAAAATCGTATCAACTTCATTTGCCAGAGAACGTAGAAGAGGCTTATAATGACGCCGGCAATGTTACACAGCGTTCGCACTATCGCCATCCTGTGTTCCAGCTGCTTCTGTTCCTGGTCTTCCCACATCGCTCTTCCTCTTGGCTGCGGAGCGCTGCTCGTACCATTTACGGCGCAAGCCCAAATACTCAAGCTGAGCCTTAAGGGATTCTTCTGCCGCTATCCGCATGAGCCTGTCATCACGCCAGATACCGACCAAAAAATACAATGCGATCAAGTCCACTACAAACCCCAACGTGATCACGAGGGCTTCGTATGTCATAGACCACCGAATTTTGCCGGACGGGATTCGAACCCGTGACCTCGACCACTTGGGCCTTGCAATTCAGGAATGACCTGAATGAGCGGGCTTGCTGATCGCGCTCTAACCATCTGAGCTACCGGACAAACTGGAGCGACGTGCGGTAATCGAAACCGCGCCTACACCTTGGCAAGGTGTCGTTCTACCACTATACCAACATCGCTCGAAAACTTTATTCCAAAAGTGTGCTGTTTAGCACAGATTTGGCATCTAATACTCTGTACGGTACACACATGGCCGGTACGAAAGCGTACAAAGCCAGAAACTAAGGACTAGAGGTACTATGAACCGACGTACAGTGTTTGGAGTATTGAACCGCTTTGGGTTAAACTCCAGAATTAGTACCGTGGACGTTTAATCCAGAGTGCAGTCTAAAAAGCCCAGGGCTTCCTCTAACACTCAGATAAACTAGATCAACTCAGCCACTGAAAGGAAGAAACCAAAATGGCAACCGCAACACAAAAGGAGAAAAGAATGTCAGCGACTGCAACAAAAATCAACGCAACATACGGCCCGGATTACACAACTGACCGGGGACCAGCAATCAAAATCGTCAAGAGGACAGATGTTCCGTCGCCAGTTCGCGCTGGACGGGAAGCTTTCATTTTGGGGCTCCCCTTCTGGTCCGCATTAATGGAAAAGCTCAATGCCGGTCTCGGCAGTTTTGAAGCCGTGGACATCGACATCATCCCAACCGTTGACCCGTGGAACAATGTGTTGGACGCCGGACAAATGACAGCAAGAATTCGCTATCAGTTTCACAAGCTCGGGCTGACTGAAAAATTCAGCTTGATCGTCGGACAGAATGGTGAAAACGGCAAGACCGGCCATCTGTACGTAGTTGACAAGGAAACTGCCAGCGTCCTCGACCGAAAACGAAAGTAACGGAGTTAGCCTAACTGTGGGGCCTGGAAACGGGCCCTAGAGTTTTAACTCGGCATAAAATGGCTTGCGACAGTCTTAACTAGACCACTAACAGCATCAGTTGACTTATCCGCAGGATTTTCCTGTTTCTTAGCAGGCTCTGGCGCGGCTTTATCATCATCCCCACCTTTTGCCGCCTTTGTGCCGGCTGCCATTTGATCACGGGCAACCTTTGCTATTGAATATGGTATCGACTTAAGATCCATGCGACTCCTAAAAATGGTTGCGGGCCATGAAATCGAATCATGACGCCAAAGTTTATGAGGCTTAGCCCGGCACCAGCCGTGCCCGCAATGAAATTTTCTCTCTTAACCGAGTTCGAATTGCATGGCAGTTCGCACAAACAACTTCGCATTTTACAATCTCTTCTTTGATCACTCTCCAGCTCGCGTACATCAGAGAAGCAACAGTACGATAATTGCCTTTCTTTCCGAAGAGGTGATCTAACTCTAGCGCGTCGTAATTGGCTTTGTAGCCGCAATCAACGCAGCCCTTTCTTCTTTTCCAACGGTTCACAACCAATCGTTTGTGAGCGCCACGAACACGCTCATAAGCCTTCCCTTCTCTCACCCTTTCTCTCCGCAATAGAGTGGTCGGGCGTGATTGCGGCACGCCCAACCGATGTACGTACAAAATGGTGCCCCATAGAGGAGTCGAACCTCCAAGCCCGAAGGCACAGAGGTCTAAGCTCTGCGCGTTTCCCAGTTTCGCCAACGGGGCATAATGAACTTAATTGATTGGCTCGAGAACATCGTAATACTTATGGTTCAAACCTGGAATGAGTTTCCCGAATTGATCCCTAGCGCCCAATTCACGACCAACAAATTTATATACTTGATCCGCTACTTTGACGAAATCTCCGACCTGCAAATGCAAATCATCAATACGAGCATCAAAGGACAGCTTCAACTCTTTCATACCTGCTTGCTGGACCGGATTCTTCACGTTGGCCTCTCCTCTTTGGTAGGGATGGGATTTAACTGCTCAACTGCTGAATCCTTATACCAATCCATTTTGGCCTTTGCAAGTCTTTTTAACACCGATGTTAATGTACTGCACCGTACGGTGGGGTATCCAACAGACAACTTTCAGAATATGGTAGCGTCGGCGGGACTCGAACCCGCGTGACTTCCTTGAAAGGGAAGCATCCTAGGCCACTAGATGACATCGCCACAGAATTGGTACCCGTGGCCGGAATCGAACCGACGCTACAGCCGTGAGAGGGCTGCGTTCTACCACTAGACTACATGGGCACTGGAGCACCTGCAGGGAATCGGACCCTAACCCCGCCCTTACCAAGGGCGTGTTCTACCACTAAACTACGAGTGCTCGAAAAATGGCGAGGCGGATGGGATTCGAACCCACGAAAACTCCATAGACAGTGGAGTGCGATAGGCCGCTACGCGACCACCTCAAAACTGGAGCACCGTCAGGGAATCGGACCCCGGCGTCCGCTTTACGAAAGCGGCATCATACCACTAGATCAACAGTGCTTGGAGCAGCGACAGGGAATCGGACCCCGGCGTACGCATTACAAGTGCGTCATCATACCACTAGATCATCACTGCTCGAAATTGGCTCCGCCCCTCCGATTCGAACGGAGACCCTCTTCATTAACAGTGAAGTGTCCTGCCAGTTAGACCAGAGCGAAACTGAATTCAGTGCCCAGTAGCTCGATACTTTAATTGGCGGCGCTCGGTCGTATACATTTTCCTCATGTATGCGGCTTTCTGCTCTCGCTCAACTCGTATCGCTTCTTTGGGCGAATACTTTCTTCTAATTCGACGGGCCTTCGTATTGCATAGCCTGTGGCTAAAGGCAATATTCGTCAAAGAGAAAAACAAAACTTTTGGTTCAAAACTGTGTAACCAAGGCTCTTTATGATCAATCGAAAAATCTCGACTAAGCTCAATTTGTTTGCCGCACCTAAAACAAAAATTTCTTTTTACTTCTCTTACCAACTCAAAAAGAATTTCCTTTCTTAGTTGATGGCACGCCGTTCCAAATGGCATACCCAGTTGTGTTTCTTTAATCATCAGTCGCTCCTTTTTAAAGGATGCGGCTAACGGCAAAGCACCAGCCATTCGGTTTACGTCCGAAAACGTTCGCTACCCGGTTGTAATCCCGGTAAATTTGGAGGCCCCAGTCGGATTCCAACCGACGTTGCTGGTTTCGAAGACCAGAGTCCTGTGCGCTGAACGACAGGGCCAAAATGTATTCGTGCTCGGACGCCTATGCTCACCTACAGGCCGATAGTTTACAGTGACACACGAAAATTGGAGGGGCGTCAGAGAATTGGACTCTGCTTTCGGCGTTCGTAGCGCCGCGTAATGTTCCGATATACGAACACCCCGTGGTTCCCAACGAGTGAATCGAACACTCCCTGTCTCGGTGTAAGCGAGATGCATACGACCAGTTTGCTAGTCGGGAACAGAAATTGGTGGAGCTATCCGGCTTTGCTCCGGACGCCTCATCGGTGCAAGCGATGCGCTCTCCTGAATGAGCTACAGCCCCACGGTGTAAAATTGGTAGTCCACCCTAGATTTGCACTAGGAACCTTTCTCCTATCAAGAGACTGCGCTGCTGTTGCGCCAGTAGACTAAAATGGTGGAAGCGGCTGGATTCGAACCAGCTAGTGCCGCAAGGGCATCTTGTTTTACAGACAAGCACGACCCGCCGTCTTCGCCGCACTTCCACATAAATTTGGTGGGTCCGGTAGGCAATGATCCTACACAGTTCCGTTTAAAAGACGGAGGCTCTGCCAATTAAGCTACGAACCCAAATTTGGTGCGCCGCCTCAGACTTGAACTGAGACCAAGCCTCCTTAAGAGGGAGGTATTCTGCCGCTCGAAATCGCAGCGCATTGAAACTTTGGTGGGCAAGGTCGGGGTCGAACCGACATCCTTTCGGAGCGGGTTTTAAGTCCGCCGCGTTTGCCTGTTTCGCCACAAGCCCAAACTGGTTGTCGAGGATGGAATCGAACCATCTAGCAAGCCTAATCAGGGCCAGAAGCGATTATAAGTCGCTGCCACGATCCCGTCGTACCCGACAGAAATTCGGTCTTCCTCACCAGCGCATCCCAGCTGGATCGCCCGAGGGCTAGCCTCTGATTGTTCAGGGGCCCCTTACTTAACCAGCCTCGCCCTTAGTGGACGTCTCACACGGTGGCTGCCCGTGATCGGAAGATCAAACTTTGGTCGCCCACCAGGGACTCGAACCCTGACGCGTTTTACGGCACCGGATTTTGAATCCGGCATGTCTGCCAATTCCATCAGCAGGCGATTAATCTTGGCGCCGCACCGTAGAATCGAACTACGTACGCCCGGTTTTTCAGGCCGGCGCTCTGCCAATGAGCTAGAGCGGCGAAAACTTTAATTCTTTGCCTTCTTGGCAATTTCTTGAATCAACATCTTGTACTGCTCATCATACAACAGTTGAATCGCTACGGGAAGCACGCTCAGATTATTATCTATCTTCTCTGCCGCTTCAACTAATAGCAACAACCGGTCAGCATCCTCTGACATGGTGACTCTTTGGCCGTCCGGCCAGGCCAAGAATTGGGGTGCGCCCTGGGATTCGAACCCAGCCAGACAGCGTCACAGGCTGCCATGCTCCCGCTACATCAGGCTCACGAAAGGTGGCGGGTTAACCCACCCGCCGGGGGGTATGACTAACTGTCCCGTCCACTGCTTAAAAGAATACTCTCACAACTTCAAAAACCTGTCAAGCTTATTTTTAGAGCAACGCCTTAATCTTTGCAACCAGCGCCTTGGCGTCGGCGGAAGCTGCTGCCTCAACCTTTGCGACTTCAGCGGCTACGGCGGTCTTCAAATTTGCTAATGACGTCTGAGCGTTTGATCCGCCGCTCTTGTAAGCTGCAATTAATGCTCCGATGACTCCGACTGCTCCTGCGATGAATCCTGCGATCACGGATCACCCCCCTTAAATTACGATTATTTAAACCAACCTAACCAACGACCGCCACGGCCCAAAAGGAATAACACGATGACGACAGTGCCGGCGATCCAGATCATACGAAGAACTTGTTAACGTCGAGGCCTAAGTGTTTGAATGCGGCGATCACCTGGGCCTTGAATGCTGGGAACCTGGGATCGTGGCTCAATGTGGTGTTCAACAGCCCTAACGCTTCTGATTCCTGCTTGTACGCCTTAATGACTTCTTCAGCCGAGGATCGCATTCCGGTTCGGATACTCCCGGGGATAGCTTCAGGCTCCGGGGGATAATCCAGGGCCAGGGGCAGCTGAGCAGGCTTTTCGTCTTCCAAGGCCCAATCCGTCAAACCCAACTCCTTGGCTCTCTCGATGGTAAGCGGGTGAACGTGGAACTCGCCAACGTCCTCGTCCCTTACGGTTTCGGCTTCAATACTTTTCTGATCGACACGGTTGACCCAGTGCTGCTCAGGCATTCTTATCCTCCCGCCATACTCAAATCCGCTGCTATTTCCAACCCTATGTTGCGTATTCGTTCCGTAAAGAAGGCGACCGGATCGTACGTTGCCTTACCGTGACAAAGCTTACAAAGAAAGTCGCATTTCTCTAACTCTGCGTCAATTTGCGCGAATGAGATACCCGTTGGCGGGCGACTCAAATTAAAGAGCTTATCTTCAGCATCCCGATGATGACAATCCATGTTGTAAGGAAGCGTCGGGAGCCCGCAATGTGAACAAACCGCTTGCTTTACCTTAATTGTTCTAATATAGTCCCGGGCACGAATTCTCTTAACACACTTGAGACGACCGTTCTCCCCTCGTTTTCGACACTGCTCTGAGCAATAGACTCGATGTGGTCGCTGTAAGGTCGGTTGAAAAACTTTTGAACAATACACGTTCAAACACTTTAACTCGTTTAAAGGACCCATCTTAGCTCGAACAACGGGCAGCCTAACTCTAGGCTTTTTCTCTTTAACGGCCTTCTTGACCCTTTCTTTTGTCCTAACAGCCGGTTTCTTAACTTCTGGCTTGCGCGGCGGAGCCATGGCCCGAAGGCGATCAAACACCGACTGCGGCAGTACACTCTCTCTCACGTTCCCTCTCATAGTAGGGTGCCGGGGTGGCTATGAGACCGCCCCGACGCAACCGTCGGATCAGGACGGCTGTTCCCAAATCTCAAACTTTTAATCTCAAAATGATACCCAAAACGTCCCTCTACCAATTCTCAATTTGAGAAATGGGTCTGACAACAGGTCTGGGCTAAATGTCGCCTAAAATGTTGGGTCCGTGCTTCAGACCCACGCATAACGTAAACCCTTTGTTATCAACACTTTAGGTATCCTAATAGGTATACCCGGTTTTGCAGCGCGGCGCCGGCGTCAACGCCGAAGGTGCCGTGGGGGCGACCGACCGGAATAGTACTACCGGGAGTACCGATAATCCTGGTGGTACTAGGAATACTGATGGTACTGATCCAACTGAAAACAAACGACTTAGACGACAAATCGATGATACAACCTGTGTGACATCGGTCCCCGGTCGCTACGGCAACCGAGTCCAGTTCGAGCACGACCTCGATACCAGCACGATTTTGTTGCGCGTTGCGATTCGTTGCCGCAATTCGTTGCAAACAAACAGCTTATTGCTTGTGCGTATAAGTATAACTTAGTCGTATTTCATGCCCTCCGACCTCACCGGCTGGTTCTTCAGACGATTATTCGGCTCAAATGGCTAATTCATGGCAAATATGTGCTTTATTATCAACAATTTACGAGAAATGAGTGATTTTTACGATTATTTTGGGAAATTTTCTGGCAAATCGCGCCGCGATCCCATCTCAATCGATCATCCAATTATCTCTAATGTTATGAAGCACTTGACGCCGCGTCTCACTTTGAGAACGCTCTCAAACCCGCTTTACCTGCGGTCTTGAGATTCGGTCTCATTTTGAGATTTAAAAAATACGATGAGAAGTGATCGGTTAGGAATTGAGCGGCATCTGTTTCTCCGGACTCTAAAAGATGCATGATAGCATCTTCTAACAATCCAATCGCCCTACCATACCGCCGCCTATCTGCCCAAGAATAAACTGAATAACCCAACCCAGGCCGCTCAGAATTCAAAGGAGAGTGAGGCTTACGATACGAATTGTGCCTACCAGAGATTGCCGTACCCATTGTACTACCTCTCCAATAGGGTGCCCAATAGAGTCGCCCCTGCCTGTCCGCGCCCCTCTGATGACATACAGATGCCCATCCAGCGCACGCTCGAGGACCAGGACGCACGATCCACTCTGTGTGACATCAAAGCTCAATCAAATCAGGGGGGCGACTCTAGTGTCATCAAATCGCTGATGACACACAGTGATACTCGATTCATTCATTCCATTGCACTTAAGGTGCATGTCATCATCGCAAGACCGGTAAGCCACAAACGTCTTTATATCTATATTCTCCCGGTTATTTTCTCTTTTTTAAATATGGAGATCACTAAAAATCAGTAATTCGATGGTAATTAGATGGTGGCTTACTGGTTGCCCCGATGATGACAGACAATAAGTCCTTTGCTAACAACACCAAATGTCAAATTAGATGTCATCAGAGCATTTGATGACACACCCAAAATAGATCAAAATAGTTCTTGACACGTTCTCGCCCGTTTGATACATTTTGACCGTCCCGCAGGAGGAGCAATGCAAACCATCAACCTGAAATTGGCGCCTGAAGTCAAAGCGGTCATTCAGGCTGCATTCCCCGGGTACAAGAAGCACTCCGCGTTTCTTAGCGAATTCAGCTCCGTGAGCATTAACTCATATTGGGACGGCGGCAGCAAATCCTACTATGCCCTAGTTGAGCTGGCCACAAACCGCACCAAAGCGCTCCCAACCTCTACGCACCCTTATTACGACCTGAACGGCGCTAATGGCTCGAATCAGGATGTAACCGTACAGAATGGCGTCGTCACCCTCAATCGTCTGCCTGAGGGCTTCGCATTGGTCGAGAACGGCACATTCTGCGGCAAGCCTGCAACTGCTCACGTCTGGGTTAACGCAGCCAACCTAACCAAGTTACTCGAGGTGAAGATATGATCGACGCATTTTGGATAATCGTGTTTCTCATTGGCTATGTGTTGGTGTGGCTAACCGTCATCGCGTTCTGCTTGTTCATGCTGTATCTCGTGGTGCGCGTGATTCGATCCGCATGGAGGGGCTAATGAAAAAGAAGTGGCAGCAACTCAAACCCGGCGACCGCATCACCATTGACATGTACGACGGTCGTATACTTAGTGGTACTGTTGTAGCATTAGAGAACACCGTAGCAGGCACGAAAGTCAAAGCGCAATCTGCATCATTGTTGATCACAGTAAATCTAGATCAAATCAAAAAGGAGAATTAACATGGAAAATGCACCTCAGCTCGAGATTGACAAAATTCTGTACAAGGGCGGACAGCCGCCAGCTCGCACTATCCGCGAGCGAAGGATCGTTTGGAATTTGTTCCTGCATCTTGCCAAGAACGGTTGGAAAGTTTCCACAGTGTACGACGGCGAAGACAACGTGGACACTAACAGCATGCAGGCCGCGATGGAGATTATCTTCAACCTGGACGACGCCCGCGTTTATTTCACCAATGGCGTCGAGGAGCACAGCGTAGTGCTCGTTCTGGGCAACGACATGGACATCATCAGCGATTGGAATTATGCCAACAACGATCCAGATGGCTTCAACGCGGCCATGGACAAATTCGACGCGGAGGCATTCGCATGAAACTACTCACGGCTGCAATCATTAAGCAACTCGAGAAGCACCCGCTCTATTCAGGCGAGAAGCAGCAGATCTCGCCCGTCATCGTCAAGTTCTTTACACCAGACTCAAGCTGGACATGGTATGTGTTCGAAGGTCAGAAGCTTGAAAACGGCGATTGGCGTTTTTACGGGCTCGTGGACGGGCATGAAAAAGAGCAGGGCTACTTCATGCTCTCAGAATTGAAAGAAGCACGCGGTCACTTTGGTTTGCCCGTGGAGCGTGACATGTACTTTACCGGGAAAGTGGACAAGGCCACAAACACGGTGCTGCCTAAGTAGTTCTACTGGTACTATTCCAAAGTACTAGTGAAGTACTATTGACAGGTATTCGGTGTTTTGATACATTTTGATCGCCCCAAGAAAGGCAGACGAATCATGAAAGTACGCGTCAACAGCATCTACCGTTTCACCGCTGGTTACTTCATGGACCGCAACGCCAAGCTCACCGACGGTTGCCCACTCGAGGTTGGCGATCTAGTCCAAGTGATCAATCTTCCCGGCTGCCCCAAGGCCAACACCATGGGCCAATGCTACGTACGACTACTGGGCGATACCAGCAAAGCCTTTTGCATGGTGTCAACGTCAAGCTTGGAGAAGCGCTAATGCCGCGTGGACGAGGGGTGCGCAACCTGCGGGTAGCTTTCAGCAGCAGCAACACAGAGGTTCGTAAGTTCACCTTCAAGGGCTGGGGCGTGGCTGAAGTTTCCACGTCTGTTAGCGCCCATGTATTTGAAATTTACCGGCCCGTGCCAATTCCCGGCAAGCTGTACGACCGTGGCATCTTTGTGGCCAGCTTCCCCACATTGGCAGAGGCTAAGAAGTACATCACCGCCGCCGTCCTGGGCTTTTCAAGGGAGAGCTAAATGCAAACCATAACCGAATTAAACGCCGAGATCGACGCCTTCGTACCAATCAAGACGCCTTGCCCGGGTTCGCCCTATCCATGGATCCACAGGCCGCAACGCGTTGTTGACGGGCTTACAGGCACCCCAGGTATTCGTTGCACCTGTGGCTACATGAAGCTGGGCTATTTTCAAGCACCGATTGACCAGCCTGCGCCAGAGCTATGGGCCAGCCTGCAGGCATTTAAAATTCACTATGAATCCATACGGGCGTACGCGCCCACCGTGGAGGAGCAATGAAACGCAAAGTAACCTTGAAACGAATCGTCACCGCCATTGAAGAAGGCAGCGACTCAGGCTTTTGCATTGCTTGTGGCGCAGAAGCGTATGGCGTCGAACCTGACGCTCGAGACTACATCTGCGAATCCTGCGGTCAGCCCAAGGTGTACGGCGCTGAAGAACTACTGATGAGGATGGCATGATCAACCAATCCGGCAAGTGCCAATACTGTAAAGGCCCCTCCAAGGACAGCCACACTTGCAAGCCTTGTTTAGATGTGGTTCATCACCTTGGCAGACCGCTGCAAGTGCGAGAACAACGGCGACTATTGCGAGGCTCACGAGGCCTTCTTTCAATCCAGGCGTGATGCTGTAGAGTACGCCAGGATAGCGCAACCACTGGAAGCTTTCGATCTAGACGGCGACGAGGATCGGTACAGCACAAACGATTTCAAGCACTATAAGGGGGTACGATGAGCTGGAATGATTTGCATTGGGTAAATAAGGCGGTGATTATCATATCAATTATCTCCATTTTCATTAGCCTTGCTTCGCTCATGGAGGGACACTGATGCTTTTCCTTCTCATTGCAATCCCGCTCTTTATTCTGAGCACGGCATTCCTGGGCCCTGTCATCCTTGACACAATCAAATTTTGGAGACAGCCATGACGGAGATTTGCGTATGGTGCTCTGAGCCGCTTGACCCCGAATTAGCGCACGGTCGTATTAAGGGAAAGCTTTTCCAGGGTAGAATCTGGTATTTGCATTTAGCCTGTATTGAGACGCTGCAACGGATTGGTATGCTAAACCCAAATCACGACGTGGAATATTTCGAGGCAAAAACATGACCATTATCATTGTTGCTATACTATTCATAGTTGTTTTCTATGCCTTCTTATTCGGGACCGCAGAAGAGGGCGTTCAATGCCCAATTCACGGCTATAGCAAAGGCAAGACCTGCCCACACTGCGCAAATACCCAAAAATAGTACTTGACATTATTTTGAAAGCACGATACAGTTCTAAACGGAGGCGAAAATGATCGACCTAAACGACGTTCACAACATTGAGGGCGAAGCGGATTCCCCGGAAGAGTATTACATGAGCATTCAACGCGCCATCAACTCTGGCTCAGCGTGGTCGTTTCAAGGCAGCTACGGACGCGCTATGATGGACGCCATCCGCGCCGGGAAGTGCATGCTGGGCCCCATGTCAGCGGATGACTACTATGGCAACTACATCCCCAGCCGCGCCCAGGTCAAAGCAGGCACGGAGGGGTCCATGGAGTTTGTTGTCAAGCACTCTGGCGCCGAATGGGCCGCTATGATGGTGAAGGTGCAATCATGACCAAATCCCGCGACAAACTGGTGTATACGGATGACGAACGCGCCGAGATTATCGCAGCAGCTAAATCCGCTGCGGTAGCGGTATGGGACGTAGTACGCGAAGTTGAGAAGCGCGTCGGCCAGGACATCGATTTCAGCATTCAAGACTTAATTGCTGACGATCTAGCTCCTGGCTGTAATATGCCGCCGTCACATAAATGATCTGGCTGACGACGCAGTGTGGGAATCATTCCTAGCAGCTACGGAGGAATAATGGGCATCATTGTCCCACGTCCCGCCATGCGCCGCCGCGAGGCTCGCCGGATTAAATCCGCTCTCGAGCGCCACCTCGAGATTATGTTCATTCTCGAGCTGGGCGGCGTCAGCCACACGTTTAGCTCAGAGATCGCGTTTAATATTGTCACCACGTCCAAGGCTCGCAAAGCTATTTGGCATCGCCATGACTGAGAACTTCTATGTAATCCGGCGCAATGACGGGCACATCTTCATTCAGCGCTACGTGCCGCGTGACTATAAGACTTCGTTTGAAGTGTGCTCTTATGAGAAGCTGGCCGCATTCGAGACGGCGCAAGAGGCTCACGACTTTATTATCAACTACGTGCTAGGAGATATACATGCGAATGATTAAGATCGGCTGCGGTTGCGTCTTATTGGTCGTTGAAGAGGGCACGGATATCAAACAGGCGTCCGTGCGCTTGATTGACTATTGCGGGGCAACGGATGACAACAACCTGCGGATTTCAGACATCAAGCTCCTGGGCGGTCACGCCACCGCTTACAACCTCGAGCCGGGTAAGGTCAAGGAGTTAACCACAGCGGAAGTTAACGCATACCTCACCCAGCTTGGTGAGCTAGTTCAAGACGGCCACCGCTTTCATGAAGTGCGCCAAGTGCTGCAGGGGGTGCTACGATGAAACTCTCTGACGCCCAGGCTCTTGCGGAATCCTTAATGATCCAGCACCGGCTGTTATTTCCAGATCACGGTATTTGGACATTCCATTGGATGGACCGCGCCAATATATGCGGTCGATGCGAGCGAGGTACTAAGCGAATATTGCTCTCGAAATACTACGTAGAGCACAATTCAGATGACGATATCAGGAACACTATCCTGCATGAGATAGCGCATGCGATTTGCCCCGTGAGCGGCCATGGGCGTTTATGGAAGTTAACGGCCATCAGTGTCGGGGCTCGCCCTAGAACGTGTGCGCCTGAGCATATAGCTGTGAAGCCAGGACGGTATCGCGGTACATGCACGGATTGCCAGGAAGTCGTAGTCCAGCGTCATAAAATAAGCAAGTATATCGTCACGGGATGCCATCACAGGAATTGCCGCAGAAAGCCTAACAATGGTGCTATACTATGGACGGACACAAAAACCGGTAAAAAGATCGGACACAGACATGAGATACAACAAAGTCAAGGAAGCAAAACGCAGGGCTAGGAAACAAGCTGCGAAAGCTGGTGCTGTCAAGGTCATGCCAGATAAGCGTAAGAAACCACCTAGGTCACCCAGACGCGACTATGCGCTGGGCGAGCCCAATCATGGTCGGGTGCCTTATTGGAAACACGAATGAGTGTATTCTGTTTTTATTGCAATTGTGAGATCTTCAAGGGATCCCGTCAGCATGCTAGAAAGTTTCCCAAGCACACTTGGGATCATATTATCCCTAAATCGCGCACCGGCAGAGGACAGCGTGGAACCATCGTACCAGCGTGCCTTTGGTGCAATTCACAGAAAGGGAATTTGACAATTGAAGAGTACAGGGTGCTGCTAGCATTTCGTTATGGCTGGATCAGCAATATCCCGTACAAATTTCCAGGCGTGTAAAACAAAATAGTACTACTCAAAGAACAGTACTTGACAAATTTTGGGCTTTTCTGAGAGAATGGTTTTGTTAGGGAGCAAGCACCAAGTACTGCGGCCTGAGAGGGGTACAAAGTTTACTGGCATGCGGCTCCCCTTCCAAGTAAGCGTTTTGATAGCCGCCGACCAGCTTCTAGGCACGGTCAGAACGCTTTCTTGGAGGCTGACATGAAAGTGCTTCTCGAGCGGGTGTTACGAAGCAACGAAAGTTTTGACGCCAAGCGAAAGCAGTTTGAAGCTTTGTTTTTGCTGCAGCAACTTGGCAAGCAAGGAAAGTGACTGGTCGTTTGGACTAGGTTCAAAGCGTGCTGCGATACTCCAGAGGGAATAGGGGCCGCATCTGAAAGTGCGGCAGAGGGCCGAATCCTCAGGCGAAAGCCAGAGTACAGGCGTTGTTAGCCCAGCCACCTAGGAGACTGGATGGCGGTTGGCCGACGGTGGGATACATGCCTACCGCCCACCTGACCCACGGCAAGTTGATGTGCTGGCACCGCCCGCAAGGGCCCCGGCCACATGTCAAGGCGCAAAGGGGTACCGCCAAATTTTAGGGAGACACAATGATCAATCCACGTCTTAGCAAAAAGCTGGCAGATCACACTTGCGTAGGCAGCGAAACGTGCGAGAAGTGCGGTCAGGACATGGCCGTTCTAAGGATGGACGGCGGGATCTCGCTCGAGGGACCGGTAAAGCTGCGCTTCATCGTGGTCCTGAATGATGACGACGGTGTACCCACGTTGGCAACGCGTAACGCGTGGACGGATCGCGCAGATGCGCAGCGGTATGCGGATGCCTGCGCCCAAGGACGCAAGCCCATGGTGGTCATTTGCCCGCGCGGCGTCGAATTTAGAGAGGTGAAGTGATGGCCACATTCAAAATGTATGTCGAAATGGACAACGCAGCAATTTGAAGACAACAACGAATTGCCCAGGATCCTCCGAGAAGTGGCTGAAAAGATTGAACGGTTAAAAGAGTTTCCATTCACCCTGAGGGATGTGAACGGCAACAAAGTGGGTACAGCGAACGTTCTTGAATCGCACAATTCTTAAGGAGGAATCATGTGGTCTCTACCCTCGTTAAAAGTTTTGAATGAGCAAGCAGAATCAAAAGGCTACGACAAAAAGCTCGAACGGGCCTGCCGCACCGGTGTGCTGGATCGCAAGAAGCTAGTTTGCGAGTGGACTCACCACGACGAACCCAGCAAGTGTTCCGGTGAACTGCGTCACTACCTGCATTACGATATCTTCTCGGACAAGCCCAAGGGGATCCTCACTCTGTGCGAACACCATGACGGTTACTATGGCTCGCCCAGCGAGGGCTTCTTTGAGTGTTGCAGCTGCCAACGGGTGATGATTGAGAACATCACCTGGGAACGCTATGAAACGATTATTGACGGTGAGAGCTTCTGCCTACCATGCGCCGCAGAGCTTCACCTCGCGGAGAATTCCAATTGGACCCCACTAACAGACGCAGCTATTGACGCGTTAACGTTTGACGATGTCCGCAAAGCGCCGCATTTGATCGGCGTACAGATGCCCATTCCCAAGGGCATTGAGTTCGTCAACAACTGTGAATGGGACAGCTACAGCGGCCAGGGCATCTCTGGCGGTGGTGTTAACGAATTGAAAGACTCTCTCCGTGAACGCAAAGCAGCGGGCGACACCAAGGCAATCCTAATTATGGACGCCGCGTACCAGTTCGCCGTCAGCATTGGCGTATACGTGCCCGTAAAGGGCGGTAAGTACGACGTGATCGCATGAATACTCTAAACATTCACGAGGATAACGCCCGGTTGTTGGCTGGCTGGCTACAGTCTGGTCGTGGTGTGGCGCACTGGGAATCCATTGACCTTTCTGATCCTGGCTACGCGTTGACCACACCAGCACTCACTGAGGGCAAGCCTACGCCCAAGCCTCACTGGAAGGTTGCGAACGAGCCCGTATTCATAACCTTTGACCCAGCCAATATTCTCGTCCAAAGAATCAAACTTGTGAAGCGTTTCCACATTGCAGTACGTACGGGCGCCAATGGGCTCATGCTGAAAGTTTCTGACGGCGGTAGCAGACGGATTCGCCGGGAAGTAACGAAGGCGGGCGAAGGCGCATTCCATGTTTTTGATTATGAAACACAGGATGCCTTGATCTATCGCCCGATTGCTTCAATTCCACTGCCAGAGTGGCTGAAAGGACAATCATGATAACACCGCAACAGAAGAGAGAAGCCTGGGCCAAGGCCGGGAAGCTTTGCACCGAGGCAGCTATCCTCCTGATCGACGTTGACGAGGGCCCGATGGAGCAAGCTCAATTGCTTCATATCCAAGAGAAGGCGTTCGTTCAAATCCGTCTGTGGTTGGACAGCATTACAGTTCGTGATTTTATCCAAAGGGAGAGCTAAATGGAAAAGCTAGTAAAAGCTGCATCAGCGTTTGATTTTACCCTGCCGGATTATTTAGCGGACGATGTAGTCATTGGCAGGCTTGTCGGCGTTGATATTCACGCAAGCGAACTGCGTCATCTCAGGACTGCACTAGATGAATTGCGCGATGCAGAGCTAGAGGCAGCGTCCTATGTAGCTGAGGTGTCCCTGCGCAACCGCGTTGTCACCTTCCTCAAGCAGCGCGAACTAATCAACGCGGTTAAAGAAGTTCGTAGCACGCTGGATCTAGGCCTTGCTGACGCGAAGGACTACGTTGAGAAGATCGGCGTCGAGATCGGCCTGCGCCAATCCTTTCAAGAACACTGGAGCACCCGCCCTAGTTACTCATGGACGCCTGCCGCACTACGCCCAGCTCTCCCAGACGTCGTTGAGAATAACCCGGAGCTGAACGCGGAGGAGATACCGTTTTGAAACTCCCCGGTGGAAGCCCATTGGAGTGGTTCTGCGCCGTGATGCTCTACGCTGCCCTGTACTTTTTCTTGGGCCTAGGAGCTGTCGCCATGGTCGCATTCTTTAGTTTCTTGGAAATGCGGAGAGAGGGCGCGTTCCGATGAACCGGCACATCATTTCAAATTTCGTAGTTCCAGAAAGCGGGCGCATCTACCAAGCACTGGTCACCAGCTGTTTTTCGCCGCCTGAGTGGGTCTATATCAGCCCGCACTCTTCCGTGCTGGCTCAGACAGGCCGCATGCTGCGCTACCGCATTTTGGATCTGGACGGAAATATACTGTATGAGTCAAACGGGCGGCGCGGCTCGAGCTAGTTACGAAAGAATACTACGTAGTTTAGGTAAATGACTGCCGCCCACGCGGCGATCAACAGGCCTAGCTCGAGATACGGATTATCTTTTTCGTTAGTCATGGCTGGGCACCTTTAGAGGATGATACAATGAAACTCGAGATCTGGCTAGCTAGCAAGACCACTTGGATGATCCCATTAGCGTGGCTGTTACTGCTGTCCGCTGCCTGCATAGGCGGCTCTTGGCTGGTTGCACGGATTCTAGTGAACGCAATTCTAGGAGGAGAATAATGAAAGAGAAAGAGAAGTTGCCTAAGGTGTTGACGTTGACGATTGCAAAGAAGCCCCGGCACGGGATTCGGATTTACTCTACCGTGCAAAGCCGCAGCCGTGCACGGGTAACTCATTTGGTCACCGGAACAAAGAAGCGGTTGTACTGTTCCTGCGAAGCCAGATCGTTTAATCCGCACGCGGTTTGCATTCACAAGAAAGCGGTAAGAAAGTTGTTGAAATGATCACAAAATGCAGCAGTTTCACAGGCGTGAACATGTCCTTTCAAATTTGCCCCCGCTCATTACGAGAGCAGGAGAGCATTGCAAACAACATCATGCCGGATCCTCACTGCCAAGAAGTTGCAGCGCGGCGAGCGGAAGCAGCTAAAGTGAAGAATGCACTGAGAAGAAAGACTGACAGAAAGCCGCCAACAAGAACGGAATCCTGGTGGTAAAGGGGGCTGAAATGAGACGATTAATTTTATTCGGTCTGGTAGAGCTGATGATATTGGCATTCGTGTTGGGTTGCGCCAGTGCAGTCTCAGCAAAACGTAAGTTAACCATCACAACGAACGCTTTACCCGTCGCGTCAGTGAGCGTGCCGTATTCATTTCAATTACAGGCGGCGGGCGGCACAGGGCCACAAACATGGAGCATTACTCAGGGCAGTCTCCCGACAGGGATTGTCCTAACTCCGTTGGGATTGCTTTCAGGTACACCCACCGAGAAAGGACAGTTTATATTCACCATTCAAGTTGTTGATTCATCCGCATCAGCATCACTTCAAATTCAAATTAATCTGAGAGGATAAATGAAAGTAGTAAAGCTGTTATCCGCAGTATTGTTGTCCGCATTGTTAGCTGTATCATCTTGGGCTGCAGATACCGCAACGAAAAGCCTGAGCCTTGTTGTTAATGCTGCCGTTGTTACGATCACACCGGCTACGCTTCCCCAGGGAATGGTCGGTCTGGTCTACACGGGCGTTACCGTTTCAGCCACGGGCGGCGTAGCACCATATACATTCTCAATCTCTGTTGGCGCTCTGCCAGCCGGGCTAACTATCAGTTCGACTACGGGAGCGATCACGGGTACGCCCACCACGGCAGGATCCGTAACCTTCACCGTCAAAGTTGCGGACTCCGAAGCCACACCGGCCACGGCCACGCAATCCTATACCGTCAACATTCTATCCGCATTGACGATCACCACGACTTCGCTCGCCGCAGCCAACATTGGCGTAGCGTACAGCACAACCTTGACTGCAACCGGGGGCACCGCGCCCTACACTTGGGCGATTACTACAGGCAGTCTGCCAGCTGGTCTGACGCTGAACCCAGCCACAGGTGCCATCACGGGAACGCCCACCGCAGCCGGAACATTTAACTTTACCGTTACTGTTACGGACTCCGCAACCAACGTAGCCCAGATTCGCGGTCATGCCGTGGTGAGGGCTGCGTGATCCGCAAGGCGGAAGTCTCAATGGAGCTGACGGAGACGCACCTTGTTCTTCGCATACCCATTAAGACAACGAAGCAGATGGGGGCGGAAGTTTCGCCCTCTCCGCTTCTGCTGTCTGGGCGGCAACAACAGGTCGTTGAAGGCGTGCGCCGAGGGCTCAGCAATAAAGAAATAGCCAATAACCTTAACCTGACGGTGCGTACGATTAAGTTTCACGTATCAGATATCCTTGATCGTATTGGGGAAGGCCGCACACGATTAGAAATAATGAAGAAGTTTGGTGGTATAGCGCTTCTTTTACTCTTCCTTCTTTTTCCGGTAAAGGCGCAGGACAAGACGTCCAAACAATTGTCCGTTCAGGTCGGCCACGTCGTCACGCTGAATTGGGGCGCGAGCCCCACAACCGGAGTAACCGGTTATAACGTTTATTCAAGTAACTTCAGCGGTGGGCCTTACCAGCTCGTCAGCGCGGCCCAATGCTGTACGTACAACGATCTCGCGTTGATCTCGGGGAACACGTACTACTTTGTGGTGACCGCTGTTTCCCCAGGCGGCGAGAGCGTGTACTCAAATGAGGCTGTGGCCGTGATACCAACACCATAAACGCGCGGGGCGACTCTATTGGGGGGCCTTATAGGTAACCCTCATAGTGAAGCCCACCGATGACAAACGACGCGCGAAGTTCCTCAAAACCGCGTTCGGTATAACCCCGCTCGAATGGGAGATTGTCTCCACCTCCCAGGGCGGGGTTTGCTATTGTTGCGGCTATCCTCAATACGGTAAACGACTTGCCACTGATCACTGCCACAGTACCGGTTTGTTCCGGGGCCTGCTCTGCCATCGCTGTAATGCCCTCCTAGGTAAGCTTGAAAACAACTTTAAGAGGCAAGGACTGCATAAGTTAGCCGGGGTGTCCTTGCTGGGCGTCCTGGCGCGTTTATTGACCTATCTGAGCTATCCCCCAGCCACTATGGCCCTGGGCCGAGAGATCCACGGATACCCGGGCCGGATCGGGACTGCCGCCTATCGCAAGTGGGCCAAGAAAAGACGGGCGACTCCATAGCAGGGTACTAATGGACATGACACTTGCAAATTACATAGCGTGGTTTAAAGCGCACGAAAGGCTTCTCTTCGTTCTCCTTGCCTGCGGTCTTCTCTGGCATTTCGAGGGCGATCTTACGAACGCGTGGTACAACCACGAAAAGAATAAGGCCACGATATCGGATGGCAATAACGTAGCAATGCAAAAAGAATTGACCGCGCTCGAGCTTAGTACAGCGCAGTTGAATGCCAAGATAGACGCGGCAATGAAACAACGCGCGATTGACACGCAGAAGCAAAAGAAGACAGATGATAATCTTGACGCCACTCAGCTCGCCGCTCGAATACAACTGCTACTGGGATCGGGACACGTATCAGTCTCTACTACTGATTCTAAAGTCGGAGATACCCTTGTATTTGACGATACCGCATCTCACCGGGTTGCAGATGACGAAGAAGACCTTGTTCAGTTACGCGCCGATAACCAAGATCTGAATATCCAGCTGCTAGCGTGCAACGACCTGAGCGGTAAGAAAGACGATGCGATGAAGACGGAGAAGAAGGCGCACGTTGACGACGTGAACGCGGAGAAGGCGAACTCAAAAAGAGAATTTCGTAGAGGATTTAAGTGGGGAGCAATCACTGGATTTATCGGCGGGCTCTTTGTTGGACACGGGCTGTAAAGAATAGCAGCGACTTTGCAGTTCGGAGACTACATGGATACCGCTAAGATTTTGTACATAGACATAGAAACGGCCCCGTCATTAGGCTGGGTATGGGCCAAGTGGCAGACAAACGTAATCGATTTCAAAGCGGACTGGTACATCTTGTCCGTTGCGTGGAAGTGGGGCCATCAAGACAAAGTACACGTCCTAGGCCTGAATGACTTCGCAGGATACAAGCGTCACAAAGAAAACGATAAGAGTCTCGTCAAGAAGATCTGGAGTCTGTTGGACGAGGCTGACGTCATCGTGGCGCACAACGGAGATGAATTTGATCTCCCAAAGATCAACACCAGATTCCTGACGCATGAGCTGAGTCCAACGTCACCATACAAGACCGTGGACACGTTGAAGATCGCCAGGAAGGTCTTCAAGTTTGACAGCAACAAGTTGGACGACTTAGGCCGCTACCTGGGGATTGGCAGGAAGCTGCCCCATACCGGGTTTAATTTGTGGCAGGGCTGCATGCTGGGGGATAAAGACGCTTGGACAAAAATGAAGCAGTACAACATGCACGACGTTGAGCTGCTATCAGAAGTTTACAGCTTAATGCGTGCATGGGATAAGAATCATCCGCAGATCAACCAAGGATTGACCGCGAATGAGGCGTGTCCCACCTGCAGCAGTAAGAACGTACAACGCAGAGGGTTCAGCTACACACTTCTGCGTAAGAAACAAAGATATCAGTGCCTCAACTGCCGACGGTGGTATGAGGGCTCAGCGAAAAAGGTATAGGTGAATGCTATTACTCGGATTCGGACATAAAGCCCGCCACGGGAAGGATTCTGCCGCGCACGCGATCCAGAATTTCTACAACGAGGGCAACAAGTACAGAGTCTACTCCGGATTTCCGCCAATTAAGACGGGCATCTTCAAATTTGCAACCGCACTCTACACTGAAGTGAACGAATTTTTGCGAAGTTCAAAATCGAATTGGGCAGGCTTAGCTGTACCAGGGAGAGCAGGAACTTCAACAAAAGGCCCCGGCGATTGGATTACATATACTGAAGCTCTCACTATTCCGGATTGGGTTACACCTGATCCAAATCCTGAAGTTAGCGATCTAGCACCATACGGCAAGCACCCGAAGCTCCTACAGTGGTGGGGAACGGACTTTCGTAGGAACAATTTCGGGCAAGACTACTGGGTCAAGCGCATGTTCTCTAGCATTCCCGCCGGCCTGGACATCGCAATGATCACGGACGTTAGGTTTCCCAATGAAGCGGAATCAGTGGAAGGTCGCGGTGGTTACACGATCAAGGTGACGCGCCTGGATAGAGAGGGCTCGCCGTTCGTTGATCCTAGTCGCTCAGCGGATCACCCGTCAGAGACTGCATTAGACGCGTGGAATTGGAACTTTCGGATTACAACGCCGGAAGGACACGCAGCACTGACGGGAGAGCAAGCCATTACATTAACGGAATATTTGAGGAACCTAAAGAAATGACTGAGAAAAAGCCGTTAAAAATGGGGAAGCGCGGCGAAGTTGTGGGCAGAGGGGCGCAGAAGATCGGCCCCTCCGCTACAGCAGAGAAAGAAGAGACTAGGCCCAGGGGCCCTAAGAAAGCGCACAGATCCAAGCCAGTTTTAAACGGCGTGATGACATGCATTAAGGCCCATCAGTGGAATGTAATGGATTTGAATTCTGAGCGAGTAACTGTGTTCTGTCCTACATGTGGAGTACTCACGAGTATCCGTCAAGGACTAACAGTAAAATGAGTGATTCAAAACTAGCGTGGATTGAAACATTTACGGGTAAGCGGTTCTACCTTCTAGAGCCTAGGATGGAAGACGTAGATATCATTGACATCGCGCACAGCCTATCCATGCAATGCAGGTGGACCGGCCACTGTAAGTATCATTACTCCGTCGCCCAGCACAGTTACTATTGCAGTCTGCTAGGTCCGAAGGAAGACGCGCTACAACGTCTTCTGCATGATGCATCTGAGGCCTACATCGCAGATATGAACAGGCCTTTGAAGCACTACACGGAGGCAGGAGAGGCATACCGTAGAGTCGAGAAGCCCCTGCAGAAGTTGATTTACAACGCATTCGGCGTATCCGAAGTCGAGGCAGCTTCCGTGCATCGTGCGGATAACCAAATGCTGTACACCGAAAAAGGCCAGCTGATGACGCTCGTTGAATGGGATGTGGATTGGACGGGCGGTCAGGGTGCGGAGAACTTAGGATCGTCCAGCATAGTAATTGAAAAGATGTATCCAGAGATAGCAGAGAAGTTGTTCTTGAATAGATTCCAAGACTTGTACACAAGGAGAATAATTTAATGGCAACAGTCGTTAGCAGCTTCGTAACAATTGGGTGTGATGCAGCGGAGTGCGGTAAGACGGTGACGTTCCCGCAGACGCCAGAAGCAGAGAAGGAAGCGATTCAGGACAACCCGTGGCTAAATTGCATGCGTTTTGTCCAGACCATCAAGGGCGAGAAGTTCGGCTATTGCTCTGATGAGTGCGAGATCAAAGGCGCAGCCACAGGCAATCACAATCAAAAGAAGATCGTCACTGAGGGTGTGAGCCCAGCTCAGGCAACACTGCTAGCGCAGGCCCAGGAACGCGCACGGCAGGCAACTGAGGCAATGAAGTCCGGCCACGGCCAGATTCAAGTGACGGGATAATGCTCTATAACGGCCCGCACGGCAAGTCTCTCGTCTCCAGCGAATTCAACGATCTGTGCTCTCGCGTAGGCGTTGAGGTACGCGTTCAGATCTTACCTAACCCCGCTAACAACTCAGAGAGACTGCGGGTCTTGACGATTAAAAACTTCAACGCAGTGAACGTCATAGTAACGCAGTACAACGTAGCGCAGAGTGCCCACACACTTCTTCCAAAGGGCTCGTTGGAAATCATGCTTGGGCCCACGGAAGAATTACCTTCATTGGCGCGAGAGGACGAGGATGTCTAATTACTTTGTGAAATTCACAGCCCCGGTGGACCGCTTCAAGCGTCCGGATGGATTCCCTGAAGAGATCTCCGTGGTTGATCTGCTTTATAACGTTCAGGGAACGGAACACTTAAAGCAACTAGTCAACAGGAAGTTCGTTGACTTAGTCACTAGTGCAGGCCTCGTGGCGATGAAGGATCCGGATGCAATCGTTGACCAGAACATGGTTACTTTTGATAAACGATTTTTTGTCCCCTGGCATATGCTTACTTCGTTGACTGTGGATGTGAAGCTACTCGTGGACCCCCTAGAGCGTAATCCACAAGATCTTATCGTCCCGACAGAGGATGCGCCTCCCGTGAAAGAGCCGATAAACTAATGCTACTCATTTCTTTCGACGTTGAGACTACTGGCTTAGACACGGACAACGACCACGTAATCGAATTTGGGGCGGTACTGTACTCTACGACCCAGCATAAATGCCTGGACAACCAAGGTATGCTGGTAAAGAGTGATCGCCCAATCTCGCCCCAGATTACATCCATCACGGGAATCCATCCAGCCGCTATAGAAAAATTTGGATATGAATCAGACGACGTCTTGAACATCATCATTGAAATGATGGAGCCCGCTGACGCAGTAATCGGATACAACTGCCGGCGGTTCGATCAAAGGATCCTTAACTCCTGGGCCGCTCGAGCAGGACGCACGCTGCCGCCGAGGTATTGGATCGATCTTTACGCGGATCTACCATGGCAAGTTCCGGTAACTAAGCTGTCCTACGTTGCAGCGGATCACGGCATCTTGAACTTGTTTCCGCACTCAGCCCTGGCGGACGCACAGACCGTACTCGCAATAGCCAACAAGTACGACCCCGATCTACTTCTGGCCCGGGCAAGGTCTTCCGTAGTTGTTTTAAGGAGCCATCAGGGGCGCAACGAAAACGACATCGTTAAGCAAGCACCGTGGAAATTTAGGTGGAACGGCAATAATAAAATATGGTGGAAGCCCGTTAAGGATCAGGATGTAGCAGCGATAATCGAGCAGGCGCCATTTAAAATTACTATCGAAAAGGATTTAATCCCCGAAGAATTGGACAACTGATGAACTGTATTGATTGCGGAAGAAAGCTAAAACGATGGGCGCAAAGATGCAAGGCCTGCGGGATTTTGCGGCAAAAACAACGAAATAAGCAATGGTACAAAGACCACGCACAGGCCGCAAATGCTAAAGCAATTGCATGGTATAGAAGCCATCCCGAAGTCAAGAAACTTTGGGTTCATAACAATCCTGAAAAAGCGGCAGCGGGAAGTGCAAGAGCCCAACTGAAGAAATTTCTTACTCTAGCGGGGTTGTCGGCCAAGTACGACATTCGACAGCTTATCTCGGACATTGAGATACCGAATGATCTTTTAGAGAAACTAACAAAAGGCGGCGGCTGGCCTGATTGGAGAAATGAGGGTCTAGAAGAAAAGACCGTAAACGATTATCTTCGTGCCACACAGTGGGCTAGAGCGATCTTAGAGTATCGAGCAGGTAGAAAATACAAAGTAGCTTGGCGATACACGTCTACTAAGCGAAAGGTGTTTCAAACAGTGTTCGATTTCTACGAATGGCAGCAAAGGAGAAAAGACTAATGTCACTAGGTGGCGGAGATAAGCTGGCAAAGGGCGGGGTTAAAGCGCAATTTCAACCCGCTGATGTCACAGATGAGAAGTTCAACGAAGCATTCGGCGGTGAATCACGCAAGCTCAACGTGATGTCAGACGAAGAGCGCCAGGCAGCGGAACTAGAGCTGCAGCGTTTGCAGGACGAAGCTAAATCAGGAGGATCCGCGTTAACTGATACAGGTGTTAAGTTCCGCGCTATCTCAGATCGCATCATTGTTAGACGTGCGGAAGCAGAGGACAAGACCATCACGGGACTTTATCTAGCTGACGAGAGCAAAGAGAAGCCCGCTGAAGGGATCGTTGTAGCAGTGGGTCCAGGAAAGTTCGAGAACGGCATACGCCAGCCTCCCACAGTGGAGCCAGGAGAGCGCGTCGTGTTTGGAAAGTTTTCCGGAGCAGAAGTAAAGATAGCGCTGGAGAATTACGTAGTACTCAGGGAAGAGGATATTTTCCTTGTGAAAGAATAAGGAGAAAGGAATGTCATTAATAGCAGAAGCGGGTGGTAATTTCGAGAAGCCAGAGAATGGTCAGTATAACGCGGTCCTAGCAGACGTAGTTGATTTGGGACTTGTTACTTCGACCTTTAAGGGCGAGACTAAGACGCAACCAAAAGTACGCTTTGTTTGGATTCTAGATGCGAAAGGACAGGACGGGAAGCCGCTCTGGGTAACTCAGCGCTATACGTTGAGCCTACACGAGAAGGCAACTCTGTATAAGCACCTACAGATGATTCTTGGCACGGCTCCCCCGGTGAAGTTGGATTTGGAGACGCTAGTCGGGATTACCCGGAAGCTGTTCGTTGTAAGGAACACGGTTCAGGACAAGATCTACGCCAACATCATGGGAATCCTCCCAGGTGATCCAGGCGTAGCGGTGCCAGTCCCAACGGACTTCGTTCGCTATAAGAACAAGGCGAAGACGCAGGCAGGGCCCCAGGGCCAGCCCGTCCAGACATATGCATTTCCACCGGCGCCACCGTCAGTGTACACGGCACCAGCCACCGTGCCACCGCAGCCGAATAACGCTGAGATGGAGAAGTTCCTAGCATGGCAGCGGGCACAACAGACACAGCCCCCAGCGGCAGGGTTCTATCAGCCGCCTACGGCACAAGGTGCCGACGTAAAGTTTTAACCAGAACGTGAACGCCGACGAGAACAGGCGTGGCTACCGGGAGAGACCGGTACAATTTTAGCGCGTTTGAGGATCAATGGGCCTATTCAAGACAATAGCGGAGCCGTTGATCAGTCGTGGTATACCCGTAATCCAATTACGCGAGAAAACGAAGATCGCGTTCCAACATAATTGGCCGGATATCGCGTCTGTCAACCCGGATAAGATCGCGGAGTGGGATAAGGAAATGCCAAATGCGAATGCCGCATGTGTGGCGTTTCCCAAGCTGGGCGGCTTTTGGTTCTTTGAAGTTGACAAGCCCAATTTTCATAACGAGATTGAGAAGCAAACAGGACAGAAGTTTCCAGTAACATTTACCGTGCGCAGTTCCCCAGGACGCGGTCACTTCTATTTTAGACAGACACCCGCCAGCATCGCCATGGGCAATGCCCAGGGCAAGGACGACGAGGGCCATGAAGCATGGTCCGCTCGCGTTGATCACCGCTACGTTGTAGCTCCCGGTAGTTTTCACCCCACATCAGGCAGACAATACGAACTCTTAAATCCTGCGGAGATAGTCCCTGCGCCGGATTGGCTTGTGCAATGGTGCGTTAAAGAAGCAAGCCTAGAGAAAAAGAAGATCAATGCGAGCCCTGACGGCCCGCCTATTCCCAGAGGATCCCACGACACCGAGTTATTCCGAATTGCGTGCATGCTGCGCAACGCTGGGATGAACTACAACCAGATCCGGGACAACCTATACGAGATCTGTGAAAACCGCTGCATTGACAAGGGCGAAGACTGGCGGGATATGTGCGAGAAGAAGGCCGCGTCCGCTTGCAAATACGAAGTCGGTCAAGCTAGCAAGGCCGTGTACATCTCTTCTTCCCCAGCAGCTACTACGTCTACGTCAGCTGTCTTTGTACCACCGGAACCTAACCTAGGCAGAGAGCAAGGTTTAATATACCCAGTCTTCCCAGAGCACGTTATGCAGGGTACAAGCCTGTATGAGGGCTTTGTCAAGCCCGTCTGCGAAAGAAACAGCAGGATCCCCTACTTCATGTTCCTGCCAGCGGCTGCGCTGATGTTGAACTATCTAGGCACCAAGGTTGTAATTGAGGATCGTAACCGGATCCCATCCATCTACATGGTGCTCATCGGAGAAAAGGGCCGCGCCATTAAGTCTTCCTCCGTTGAGGACGGCATCGAGTACCTGAGCGTTTGCAATGTCATGAAGCACGCGGCTGTCGCCAACGGCATGGCCGCAGGCAAGAGCTTAGTATGGACCGCCGGCTCGCCTGAAGGCCTTGGCATGGAGATGGGCCGGACGAATTGCAAGAACGCCGTTCTCTTCTATGACGAATTAAGCCAGCTGATCAGCAAGGCCAACATTGATTCAAGCAGTCTTAGATCCGCACTATTGACTATGTATGAGAGCGGGAAGTTCTCCAACACCGTTAAGGCCAAGAAGGAACATTATGCGCTCGAGCCTAACAGTTATTGCGCGTCATTGATCGCCTGCACGACCAATGAAGCGTATGAGGATCAGTGGGCTTCCCTGACGGGAAAGACTACAGGTCTAGATGATCGGTTCATCTTTGTCATACAGCCAAGCGAGATGTCCAAGCTGACGCCGCAGCTAAGCGTCAACACGGTGGAAGGCTCCGTTCTGACGTCAAAGAGAATGGAAAAGGCGGTGAACCAGAAGACTTACGCAATTGACGATCCCGTGCCCTTGGAGATGAAGGTGGGGGAGTTAGGCAACCGTACCGAGATCCGCGCAGAAAAGTGGGCAATGTACTTTGCCGTGGACCTAGGCCGGGACAGCATTGATGAAGAGTGCGTTGATCGGGGTCTAGCTGTTGCTAAGTATGAGAAGGACGTCAAGAAGTATCTGGGCTCGCCGGAAGCGGACAGCAAGATCGCAGCGGCCCAGATCAAGTATCGCCGTCTTCTAGAGCGTAAATACAAAGGCCGCGCGAAAGTTCGAGAGATGGAGCGAGCTATGAATAGTTCCAGATACGGCACGGACGGGTGGTACAGGATTTATGACGGTTTGAAGAAGGCAGGCATCATCCTCGAATTTGGGGACGGTGAGTCTGGAAGTCCAAAAGAAGTTATTACGAGAATACCACTGGAGGAATAATGGAGTTAAATTATTATCAAACACGGTCGTTTGGAACAGCAGTCTATCCGAATCGTACCGATAAAGAGGCAGTTGAATATACTCTATTCGGAATGCTCGGTGAAGCTGGGGAGATTGCAAATAAGTATAAGAAGATTCTCCGCAAGGGGCTGGCTCTAGGGCCCCAAGAAAAAGCAATGTTGATGGACGAGGCAGGAGACGTGCTTTGGTATCTTGCAGCATTTGTGAGAGAGCTGGGCTATAGCCTCGAAGAAGTAGGACAGTTTAACCTAGATAAGCTTTCAGCTAGAAAGGTAATGGGAGAATTAAAAGACCACGCATGAGTTTTGATCGACGTCGATGGCGGGCGAATCTTAAAAAGAACCGCCCCAAAAGATACGCCCGTTTCTTACATGAATCACGACAGTCTAATCATCGTGTGCGAGATAGACTCAAAGTTCAGGCTCTTTCGCATTACGGGAAGGGCGGGAAGCTGCTTTGCTCGTGGCGAGGATGTAAAGTAAACGATATCGATTGTTTGACGTTGGATCATATTGATGACAACGGCAAGAAGGATAGAGAGCACGGCTCGAAAACAGGCGTTACGGGAATGTTTAGACTTAGAAAACAAGGCTTTCCGCCAGGATTTCAAACTCTGTGCATGAATCATCAGCTAAAGAAAGAGATTATCAGAAGAAAACAATTGCGAAAAACGAAATGAAAACCCAATTGCATTTAGATTATGAAACGGCGAGCGAAGCGGAACTGACCGAAGTCGGTCTGTATAACTACTTCGCTCATCCAAGGACACACATTTTGATGCTCGCTTGGGCAATCAATAATGGCGTGCCGCAACTGTGGCTTCCTGGCATGCCAATGCCCAAGGAACTTCTAGATGCGTTACATAATCCAGATGTAGAAATTATCGCTTTCAACTCAGCATTTGAACGACTAGCCACAGACATTTTACTAGGCATTAAGATTCCGGCGTCCAGATTCCAGGATCCGCAAGCCAGTGCCAGATACCTATCGCTGCCAGCAAACTTGGATCAAGTGGGCCGTGTCCTGGGCCTGCCACAGAGCATGCGTAAGGACGAACGCGGTGAGAAGCTTCTGGACCTGTTCTCGTACCCGCACAAGCGCAAGAAGAAAGAGGGCGGCGGGATCTATTTCAATGATGAAAAGTCTCATCCACAGGAGTGGATTGAGCTGGGCAATTATTGCATGCAGGATATCGTAGCGGAGCGAGAAGTAGCTCGCCGGCTCGAGCTACTGGGCGCCTTCCCGTTACCGCCTAGGGAACGAGCTATCTGGCTGTTTGATCAGACGGTCAATGACCGTGGCATGCCCGTGGACCGCAATTTCGTCAAGTTACTGCTTGGCATTGCGTCCAAGAATAAAGCAGAGAAGCTGGAGCAACAGAACAAGCTAACCGGTCTGGAGAACGCGAACTCTGGCCCGCAGCTACTCCCATGGGTAAGAGAGCGTGGCTATCCGCTGAACAATCTGCGTAAACAGAACGTTGAATTGATTCTAAAGGCGCCGGATGTGGTGGAGGCTGACAGGACTATTCCACTTTCGGATCTTTGCCGTACCGTGCTCAATCACCGAATGGAAGCAAGCTCAACCAGCTACAAGAAGCTGGACGCCATCATGCAGAACATTTGCGCGGATGATCGTATAAAAGGTCAGTTCATTTACATGGGCTCACCCAGGTGCGGACGATGGGCTGGAAATGCTGTCCAGCTTCATAACATGGCGCGTCCTGACAGCGTCTTTGAAGATTTAACTCTCGTGCAGCAAGCTCGTCAGTTCGTTTACAACAATCAGTACGAGCTATTAAAGACATCGTTCAAGAAAGATCCAAAGCGAATGATGCCTGGGGAAGATCCCCTGTATTCGCCTTTAATTATCGCAAAGAATATTCTGCGTACCGTGTTCGTTGCGCCAGAAGGAAAGCGTTTTAATGTTTGTGATTTGAACGCCATTGAAACTCGTGTGGCCGCGTGGGTTGCACAGTGTAATGCTCTGCTTCAAGTCTTTGCGTTGAACCGGGATCCGTATCTGGACTTTGCTAACAAAATGACGGGGATACCCTATGAAAAGTTGGCTTCGGACATAAAGTCCAAGGACGCAAAGATCAAAGCGGAAGCTAAGCGTCACCGCCAAATCGCAAAGCCCGGCGTTTTGGGCGCGGTCTACCGCCTGGGCGGAGGCGGCTGGGGCACGGATAAGAACGGAGACAAGATCAAGACCGGCCTGTGGGGATACGCCGAGGGCATGGGCGTGGACATGGATCTGAAACAGGCCCATGAGGTCGTGAAGATCTTTCGTGACGCGTACCAGGAGATCGGGGGATCACCTGATCGTGACACTGGCTTCGGCGGCGGCATCTGGTACCAATTGGAAGACGCTGTCCTAGATGTTTTGAGAGGCGAGCGAACTGTACGCAAGATCGGTCCTGAAGAAGCCATCACGATAGATAAGCTGACCTTTGGTAGTGATGATTCCGTTCGTGCAATGCTCCGTATCAAGTTGCCGTCAGGTCGCTACCTGCACTATTTGGACGCGTCAGTTCAAGATGTGAAGATGCCTTGGATGCGCAAGGTAACCAAAGATGGAGCTGTAACGGAAGAAGAAGTCTGGAAGCCGGGGTTTACTTACTATGGAATGAATCAAGACACTAAACAGTGGTCCTTGATCGTTTCACACGGGGGAAAGATATTCGAGAACATCGTGCAAGCAATTGCTAGGGATGTGCTGGCGGATAAACTTTTGGAATTTGAAGATGCTGGATTTGAAACGGTAGGACACGTCCACGACGAGGGAATTTGCCTAACGGATGACGATCCTTTCGCGCCTGGCGTGGCCCAGATGGAACGAATTATGAACCGTCCAGTAGCTTGGGCGTTGACGCTACCTCTGGGATCGGACGGGTTTGAAGACTCATTTTACCACAAGTAATAGCAAATAAAGGGTTTAAAATATCTAAAGAAATGCTTGACAAGCTAGTACCATGACGTCTAGTATGACTGATAGTAAGGGAGCAACAAATGAAAAAGTTTACACCAATCTACGATCTCTCAGCATTGAATGAAGAGCAGAAGCGGACATATGTTGAGAATGTCTGCGAGCATCTAGGCATACCGCCGGAATTGAATCTGGTGATGCTGACGTACCTAGATGAAGAGGACGGCCCCGCTCGGCTTGTAGCGTACATCAAACGTGGCGGCGCGGAGATCGTCAGAAGCAATCACGGCATCAGTGTGACCAGCCTAGACAGCAAAGAAGTCGGTGGATCAATCGTCTTCACTGCAACAGGGAAGAGCACAGATGGCCGGCAGGAAATGGCTACGGGCGCAAAGTACATTTCCAATCTATCCGGAAAAGATCTGGACGATGCAATTATGACGGCTCAAACACGAGCTGTGCGTAGAATGACTTTGCAATTCCTTGGTGCTGGAATACTAGATGAAAGTGAGATCAATTCCAGACAGCCCGTTAAGGTTATCAATACTACGCCGCAAGCAGTAATCCCGCAGCCCACTGTACAAGTAAATACTGAACCGGGAAAAGCTGTTGAGATTACGCTGCCAAATACCGGAGAAGTTTTGCAAGCTTCTGTTCCCATTCCGTGCGCCGCTAACGTTGCTGCGGGATTCGTTTCAGAGACTCAAGAGCAGTTTGAGACGCGGCAGGCCAAGCTTCGTGCTGACGCAATCGCTTCGCTGAACGATGAGCATTGCCTCGCGGGGCCTGAGCCCAAGAAGACTAGGAAGCCCAGAAAGGCTAAGGTCGATCTGGGCCCGTCTGAGCCGCCCCAAGCACAACCGGCACCAACACCGGCACCCGCGCCGCCTCCGGCACCAGTAGTTACGCCCGTTCCACAACCGGCATCAACACCGGCACCAGCGGTCAAGAAGCCTCGCTTAAGCACGGAAGAAGTCAAGCCGTACCGTCAGCGCCTTTTCAAGTTGATTAACGATCAGCTCGAGCCCGCTGGGTTCGCGCCCAGAGAAGGTATGGGCAACCCGGATAAGATGCGGGAACTTGCCAAGATTATGTTTTCTGATGTTACCAGCATGAATGAACTCAGCATCGAGCAATGGGAGAAGTATCTGGGCAAGTTAGACGAGGTGTTCGCTCAATTCGGGCCCACCGGCACAATTAAATTTATTGAGGAAAGTATAGGGCTATGAAAGATCGACACACGGCATGCGATTAGTCACATGCTGTTTGACGAGATGGGCGTGGAGCTTACTCACATAGAGTTTCCTGTTTTCTCTAATTACATTGTCCATGTTGAGGTTACTTCTAATTTTGAAAAGGCCGTTAAGAAGTACCCCGCTACTGAAGTTATCTCAGACGACGACATTAGTAATTCGGCGGGCATAACCATTTTTGTTCGCAACAGCAATTTAACGTTTATCTTTTTGAAGCCGAATGCGTCCGTTGGGGTCATAGCGCACGAATCCTTATCAGCAGCAGTGAGACGGTCGCATATCACTTAGGCTACCTAACAGAGCGCATCTTTAAGTTTCTAAGGCGACGATGACCATTTTTAATTCGGCCCAACAAGAAGTTATAAACGCAGTGAACGGCTCATTTGTTGTAATTGCAGGCCCCGGGTCGGGAAAGAGTACTGTCCTCATAGAACGTCATATTCAGATGCTCACTAAAGGAATTTCTCAAAAGGACATATTGAATCTGACTTTTACATCAGCGGCTGCCGAGAGTCTGGTCAAGCGAGTCGGCCTGCTCAACGCGGACCAGGTTTTCAGGACGTTTCATTCCTACGCCTTGGAGCTAATCAAGAAAGAACGAGCTGCTGTGCCGTTTCAATTAACGGACACAGTTATCCCGGTTCGTGGGGAAGACTACCAGCTGCTCTTTGATCTGGTGAAGGCCTACCCAGCGATCTCGAGCTTTAGGACACTACAAGGAAGAATCTCGGAGTGGAAGCGCTCCAGCATTGAGCCAGAGCAGGCAATAAAGGAAGCAATAGGTAAAGAGTATTATTTCGCTAACGCGTATGCGGATTATGAGACGGGCTGCAGAGAGCAAGGCTGGCTGGACTTTGACTCACTGATGCGAGAGACCGTAAAACTATTGGAGACGAATGAAGATGTTAGACATCGTAATCAAAAACGATACATCTCAGTGGACGAATGTCAAGACACAGACATCACTCAATTCAGGCTTCTTCAACTCCTCTTTGGGGGCAACATCCTCGTGGTGGGAGATGAAAACCAGCTCATTTATGAATGGCGGTCAGCGCAACCTGGGAATCTCTCTAACTTTGAAAGACTGTTCCCCGGAGCTAGAAAACTTTATCTTGGCCAGAATTATCGCAGTACTAAGAGGCTGGTGAATTTCTTTAAGGAGATTATTCCGTTGGACAATGGGATTGCATCTCATATGACTACGGATAAAGAGGACGGTGTTGAGCCCGTACTAATGAAATATACGGACTCAGATACTGAAGCCAGAAAGGTATTAGACGAGGCTACGAAGGATCCAGAGAACTCAGTCATCATCGCCAGGACAAATCGTCAGCTGTTCGAGGTACAGAGAATCGCAACCAGCAAGGAAATAAAATACAGAAACCTAGGCAAGAAAGACTACTGGGAGCAGAACGAGGTAAAGGCCCTTCTTAATCTAGCCAAGGACGCGCACCAGCTAGAGCCAGCCGCTGCATCGCTCAAGCGGATCATCCAGGATCACAACCTGTTCAACCGGTACAGGAACACCGGGGATCAGATGAACTCTGACCCGATTGAAAACTTAAATAACATCGTGAAGCTAGCGGCCACCAAGGGTGGAACGCTGATGGAATTTCTAACCTACATCCGCAAGCGGACGTATGGCAGAAAGAGCAAGAAGGACAAGGATCTGATGCTAGCCACTGTGCATCAGGCAAAAGGAAGAGAATGGAAGAACGTCTTCGTGATCGGCGCACAGCAAGGCGTTATGCCGCACAAAGACGGCGAGCTAACGGAAGAGAAGCGGATCTTTTTCGTAGCCTGCAGTCGAGCGGCAGAGAACTTACAAATTAGTTGGTCAGGGACACGCAGCATGTTCCTAGAGAGGGAAGATGGCGCACCTATACGTGAACAGCAAGGGGATACCCTGGAGGAAGCACAGCTACTCAGCGGGGAATACCTGGGACCAATGTCCTCTGAAATATTACTTACAAAAAGTACTCGGCTGGCGGGAACGGGACAATAAGGCTCGGTTCCAGTTCGGCAAGGCGCTGGAAGAGGCCGTGCAGTTTCATCATGAGCACGGTGGTGAAGGCGCGTTTGAAGACTTCCAGCGCAGATGGGCCGCGAACAAAGAGCTGAGTTTGTCCTACACGGATAACGAAAAGGACTGGGATACCTGCAACAAGATGGGCTCAGACATGATTCGTCTTTATGCAGCGGTGCAGCCCAGCTTGCCTATTCCTATGGGTGGTAACTCCGTATGGCAGAGAAAGTATTTCAAGGAAGTATTTCCAGGAGATGAGAATTATGGCGGCATTGAAGATGAAGGCAAGTTGGACATCGTTTGTTACGTGGATCCAGCGCATCCTAAATTACCTAAAGCAACCGAAAAGTATGGAGCCTTCAGACCGCTCATCGTTGATATTAAGACTAGCGCCGTGGATTTCCCGGACCAGCCGGGAATGGCCGCCTTTGACGCGCAACTCAGGCGTTATTCATGGGTGTCAGGGATTCGGGACGTCGCCCTGTTGTGGTTCGTCAAAAAAGGACTCGGATACAAAAAAGGCTATAGCATCAGTTTTATTGAGGCCGTTGGTAGCTTCGGAAGAGGACAAGAAGGAGTTATTGCAAGAGTTGAAGAAGAGGGAGATTCCGCATGGATAGTCTACAACGATTTCATGCTGGGAGAAATGGATCGAGCCCAAGGAAAGAAAGGAGACAAGTTAGACCAGACGAATGCAGCAAAAGAGCGGGCGTTTAATTGGTTGGAGCAGAATGCAGTATTAGCTCCGTTATCCGCGATAACCAAGCAGAGAATTCAATTCAACGCTGGCTACGTTAGTAAGGAGTCCGCTGATGATGCTGGCAGGAATGCAGGCCGGCAGATCATGGGCATAGTAAATGCGTGGAAGAACAAGGAATGGTCAAACACGTTCGGCATTCGCTATCCCAAGGATGACAGGAATGACTCGTACTTCAGGGCGTTTGTCCTGCAGGACGACGGCTACAAGCAACAGAATTTCACCAAATCAGATGAACAGTCATTTGATGAACTGTTCCAAGAGGACGACTAATGACCGAGGCAATCAGCGCAAAGAAACCTAATTTGGACGATTACGACAACATGGAATACCGAGGGGGCAGCGCGGATGAGGGCGGGCACGGCTCAGATGGTAAGGGAGAAGGGGGCGGTGTACCTGGAAGATCCCACATAGAAAGAGAAGAGCGATTCGCTCGGCTCCTTCGGATTATGGGGGTCCGATGAAGGTAAATATTTTTGTAACCAATGATAAGACCGACGTAGATGGGCAGTACGGGGAAGGAATATCAACGCATAGAGAAGCTCGAGGCCACCGGTCTGTTGGCCTCATAGATTATGAAGAAGAGCTAGTGACCATGCTTGATGAGCAGAGAATGTCTCCGGAAAAGAGAAGGGCAACTAGGTTCCTGACTTTCCTGGGGAACCGGAGACTGACAATGCAGAAGTTCGCGGATTTATCCCCTAGCGAGCAGAAGCGGTTGAAGACAGAGTTTCTAGGAGAATAATTGGGAGAGAGTGCATTCTCGAATCTAAGAACTCAACTGGATAGCAGTGATACGTTCGTCAGCGGCGGTCACGGAATTATGAAGACCGCCGGGGCGACTCAGCATGCTGCCAGAATGAGACGGGTACCCGTGTGGGTGCATGACGACGAGAGGATAGCGCAGCACATCAAATCTAGGTTTCCTAAGGCCGACATAGATCAGGAACAGCGTAGGCTGGCTTCTAGGATGCTCGGGCTCATCTATCTGTATTACAAGGTCGGGGCAACCAGAGAGGTCGTGGCAGAGCAACTAAAGATGACGCCTAACGCCGTTATGATGATGGTTCGGCGCGTAAACAGGGCCATGTCTGGCCTTAAGTCAACAATCCGGAAGGGGGGCGACTCTATTGAGGGTCCTAGTGGAGTTAACGGCGATGCCATCCTCTCCATGACAACTTAAAGCAGCTTCGAGAGGGGTATGGAGATACGAAAGGTCCTGGCGCACACGTGCTTCCAGAGGAAGAAAGGGTTTGAAGAAGATACGCCGCTGTCCCCAAAGAAATGCAGATGCCGGCAATACGTTACAGTAGAGGAGGCCCGGGTAGAAGTCGAGCGCGGCTTGGCTCAATACACGACGGTTTTCAAGCCAAGCAGGGCAGAGGAGGATTGCCCCGTCTGCGGAGCGTTAGATCCGCTGAAGAAGACCTGTGTATGCTGTGGCGGCATAGGCAAAGTATATGTAACCAGGCAGATCCCAGTTCTGGGCGACGACATTATCCGGACGGTAAGCCCAGACGGTAAGAGAAGCTTAAAGACAACGCAAGTAAAGAAGTCTCCGACGATTGAGAAGGCGCACATTGAACGCGCCAACGTCAGTGACAACAAGGAAGAGCAAGAACGTATTGAAGCGTACGGAGAAAGCATAGCTTGGAATTTAGAAAGTCTCGGTGCTCGCTTGCGGCAGGTAACTTTAGGGAAAGTCGGAAAAATAAAAGAAGTAGTCAAAGTCCTATCTGAAGGAACGCCAGAGCCTAAGAATGACGAAAAGAAACACACCGGACGGAGATATGATTTTGGGAGAGCGTTATGAGTGAGGCCGAATTTAGCGGCAAATTAACGATGCTAGCGGGCGCAGGGCTGGCCTTCTATATGTCCTTTACGCACTGGCATAGCTACTTCTGGGCCATCATTGACAGCATATTCCTAGGTTGGATTTACGTGGTTTACTCAGCAATCCGGTACGGGATACACATATGAGAGTGCTTCTTATCATAGTAGCGTTTGCCTCTTTGTTACTCCCGCTTCCCGGCGAGAACCACCCGTGGTTCCACACATTTGATGTTTTGGGCGCGGCATATCTAGGAGCGGCGTTGGCTAATTTAGGTAAATCTGATGAACAAGATAACAGCTGAGCCTTGGAAAGTCGGGATAGCGGCAGAGGAAGCGTTAAAGGCAATCCGCCAGCGCAGCTTTGCCGACCGTCACCCGGAATTGGGAAAGATGATAAACTGCCCAGTGTGCGATCTACGCCACCGAGAGAGCATCAAGTGCGAGCAGAAGTTCGCTAAGGATTCCGAGGGCGAAGACTTTACGTCGATTCCCAGCCTGAATCCATTGAAGGCGCACAAGGCAATTCTGGGAGCGGCGGCATTTGCCAAGAAGCGAAAGAATCCGCACCTGAGCAAGAGGAACCAACAGTTCGTTGCTCTCGTTCGTAAATTGGTCCCGGAAGAATTCACGGAAGAGGAGCTGAAAGACGCCCGGGAATTAGCAAAGGAAATCCTGGGTTGGAACGAGAAGAAGACCTGGGGCCTCTGGAATAAAGAAGCCGCAGCTGCCAAGAAAGAGAGGAAAGCAAATGCCAGAAAACGACGTGCCGCTCGAAATACCGCAGCATCCGCCAACGCTGAGACCGCCGTTTCCCCTGCGACTCACGACTGACGCTAATATCGTGGCGGTATTGGCCGAGGCTGAGTTTGAGCGTTTAGTCGAAGCCGTGGCCAGCCGCGTGGTGCAGAAGATCGAAATGGACCTCATTAAGAAAGAGTATGATAGGCTGGTTAGCGAGTTAGATCAGACGGACATGGATATAATTAACCGCAATCCGGCAATTCAATATTAGTTGAAAATAGTACTTGACAGGTTTTTGAAGTTGCAGTAGTAATGGTAGTGCGGGCTGGCTATATCAGAGCTTCCTTCTACTCAGCACCCGAAAGGGTGCATCGCCAAAGTAGCTCTGGTGCTCTCCAGCCCTTGATCTAACAAAAGTAGTACAATAAAATCTGGGCGGCTATGTAAGGGCTTCCTTCTAAACCTTCTGATAAAAAGCCTAGCTCTTGCGCTCTCCGCCCAGATTCTTTTTAAAGGACGAATAAATGTCCGTGAATTCAATTCTGCTTCGTCGTAAGAACTATATCGTCCTGCCTGATGCCCCGGGTACCACCAACCCAGGCGCAGTGGCCGCGTTCAATTTGAATCTTCAAGGACTTGGTTACACGCTATCCGCTGCTTCCATCCAAAAACTCAAGAGCACAAAGCAATCTAAGTCTGCGCCCGTTATGCAGGAAGTTTTAGCGTTGTTATCCGCTGCGCGAGGCTCGGGCTTTTTCCGCGTAATGTATCCTAACTTCCCCCAGCAAGTGGCCGAGGCCGCTGAAGGCGAATTGTATTTGAACGCCATCATGCACTATTTCTCCGTGTGGATCGCGGACATCGCGCACAACCCAGATTACATTTGGCTGCCGACGTATCGCAAGTCTCCTAGGGAGCCCATGACCGAAAAGGTCAAACTGACTGTTCTGAAGGCTATCGGTGAAGTGAAGGCTGACCTTGATTTCTGGGAGCTTCAAGACCAGCTCGTTACCTCGAATACGTCTCTGTCCGCTACGGACAAAGCAGATATGGTTGCGTTAGTGGGAGCAGGTTACTGTCTTGATGCGGACGTCGTGATTCCTAACAAGGAAAACCTCGTTACTTACGCGGCGGCGTTGATCAACAAAAAGGAGCCCGTCCAGCTGGACTGGTTCAAGACCGGCACGGACGTGTTGCGTCTTGCGACCGCTCTATCTGGCGGCGACGTGTCCCTTAAGGACAACACAAAGTTCAAGTCCTTCCCCAGGTACGTGCGCCGTGGCCTGATGGACATGCTCGCCCAGGATAAGAATCTGGATGAGTCTTTCGCCCGCGACTATGAGCGAATGAAGCGGCTGGGGGAACGATTGCACCCCAAGGAATTTAAGAATCCCAGCTATCGGTTTGTGCGTGCTGCATTTGATGCGGCGCGGAATGGCCGTCGCTTGAATACATTTAATTCATTAGTCGAGTCCAGGCTGGCGTCCGGCTTAGTGACGTCAGCGGTTGAAATGCTGCAGAAGCGTCCCGGTGAATTCGCTCGCCGGCTGGATCATCTTCTGCGGTTGGCAGAGAATGCACCCGCTGTGGGTATTGGGATCATTGACCGCTTCCGTGAAGTTGCGGACCAGGTTTCTACGCCCGTCCTGCTGCAGGTAATCAGTCATTTCGAGAACAGGAACAAGCAGAATTTCCGTGTCATCATGCCCAAGGGCAACATCTCAAAGATTATGCTTCTCGAGGAAAAGGACCGCCAGCCACTTGATCCGGACTTGATCAACGGCATCGTGGTTTACTCCGAGGATGCTCTGCGCCAGCGCTTCTCTCAGCTTCCGAAGCTGGGCAAGGTTTACATTGACCCGGAACTGAAGAACTATTTAGTGCCGTTCAGCCAGCGTTCGGCGTCCGCCAGTCTGCGCACGGTTACGCGTGGATCTCAGATTCCGTTCGGCAGCGATAAGGACACCCTGCGCTTCTTCATCCATTGGAAGAACACAAGTGCCGGCCATCATGATGAATATGACGGCTATCGCAACGGGCGCGTCGATCTTGATCTGTCTGCGTCCATGTATGACGCAGATTGGAACAGCAAAGGTTCCGTGTGGTACGGCAACCTGCGGAATTACTACGGGGCCCGTGAAGCTACTTACAAGGCCGTTCATTCTGGCGACATCACGGATGCGCCAAAGGGCGCGGCGGAATTCATTGACATTGATATTCCGTCCGCCCTGGGATATGGCGCCCGCTACATCGTGATGTCCGTTAACAAGTACGCCGGGCCGGACGGCTTCCATCAGGTCCCAGAGTGCTTCGCTGGTTGGATGCTACGTCAGGAGCCAGGCTCGGGAGAAATTTTTGAGCCTAAGACAGTCGTAGACAAGATTGACGTTACATCAGAGTCCAGCATGGTCGTGCCCATGATTATTGATTTACAGGAACGCCGTGTTATCTGGGTTGACTCCGAAGTTAGCGGCGCGTCCAGAATAGGCTCGAACATTCGGAACCAGCAAGAGAAGATCGTGCTGGTGGGCAAGGCGTTTACGAAGATTAAGAAGACGAACCTATACGATCTCTTCTTCCTGCATGCAATGGCCCGGGGCCGCGTAGTTAAGACTCCCGCACAGGCAGATGTGCAGTTCCTGTCTTACGGGCCGCAGCCGGTTCAATTTGATTTAGCAAAGATCGCGTCCGAGTACATGGGCAACGCAGTAAAGGAACCGGTAGAGGCGTGAGCCGCACAGTCTCTAAAATGACCGCCGTAATTATTGGCGGTAACGGGTTGCGATACGAGAAGGACCTTCAGCAGCATTTCTTTTGGGTAGCATTCTGGAACATCTTCCCACACTGTAATGAAACAGAAGCATCCCGCAAGAAGTGGGCGCACAGGATTATAAATGAGAAAGAGAAAGAGGACGATACCGACTCTGGCACAGTTGTACCGCTATTACAACCGAAAGTACTTTAAAAATAAGCTCCCAAAGATAAGCGTTCAATACGGGAAATTACCTTGCAAATCAGGTGGTGCAACGGATTTCTGGGCAGAGGACCCCGTTGCGATCACTATCAATAAGCGATACAAGGGATATGGACGGATAACAAGAACCATACTACTTCACGAGATGGTTCATGTTAGTCTCCCATTTGACGCGGGACATGGCCCGCGACATCAGGATGGAATTATGCGATTAGTACGACTCGGCGCATACGCCGACCTTCTCTAAGGGAGCACCATGTTATTGAACGGAGATAAAATACCCGGTTGGACCTCGTACCGCATCCACACGTTCGTTGATGGTACCGGAGTTATATACAACAACGTAACGAATGAAAGGATCAAGCTTAGTAGACAGGGAATGCTCGTGGCTGAAGAACCGCAGTGCAAGGGCTGTGGAGCGCGGGAGACGATTTTTGAAATGCGAGTGGGTCCTCAGTACGAAAAGATGCGCGTCCCCATCTGCGCCTACTGCAAGGGAGAGAAACGTGGCTAACTTTGAGCCCATAGTTGAGTGGCTTCTTTATCAGGAAGATGACAAGCAAGTCCCAGCTCGGGTTGTGAACTTGGGAGACGGTGCCGGCCTCACCAGGCTTGGCATCACCAGCAAAAATTTTGGCACGCTGCCGTTATTGGCAAACCCAAATTTTTGGGATGCGAGTGCATGCACCACTTTCCTGGCCATTAATCGCGCAAAGATATTTTACGACGAAGAATTCTGGCGCCACATCAACGGGGACAGAATTACAGACGATCAAATTGCCGCGCTAGTGCTGAGCTGGTCCGTTAACCGGAACATCCCTACAGCAGTCAAGGCGCTTCAACGAGTCCTTGGGGTGGATCCAGACGGTGTCCTGGGTGGTGTGACGCTAGCTGAACTCAGCCAGAAAGATCCCAAAATCGTAGCCGCGCAGTACCGTGCGGAATGGATCAGCTTCTATCATGGACTTGTAGATTTGAATCCGTCCAATCAGCGATTTCTGGACGGCTGGATCAACAGAGCTAATTTTCCTTACCCGTCACCGTTGCCGGCGATCTATCACTAGGGGGCACCGTGGCTTATGGAGAGCTTACCGCACCAGGAGATTTTGGCCCTAAATATCATTGGCAGTGCCCGCGTTGCAAGTTTAATGTAAGCGCATGGACAGAGAACGGCCTTAGGCTTCAGCGGGAGCCCCATCAGGATTGGCACTACGCTCATGATTTAGAACAACGAGCGGCCTTCAGAGAGGCGTTGGCTGCTAAGGTTATCAAGCCCGCTGACTACAACAGGCTTCACTTGAACTGGGAAGACATCACGTTTTTGATCACGCGGGGAATCCGAATTGACGAGGATGTGATCTTTGAACCGGAAATGAAATATAAAGCTAATCACGACGCCGATATAAAACAAACACTCTGGGCAGAAATATTAGAAAGGGCATGGGGAGAAGACGAAGATGACACGATTTAGAATTATGTCAGATGAATCTGGACATGATTATTTGGGAATTATATACTTGACTTCCGAAGGAGCGCACTTAGTAACTGGCGCACGAATTACCTACGAACAGTTGAAAGGCGGAAAGACTTGGTTTGATGCGGGTTCACTCGCTCAGGAGATGCCACGATGAGCGAGCTATGCGGGAATAGTTTAACGGTAAAACAACCGATTCCAATCGGTGACGGCGGTTCGACTCCGACCTTCTCGCTCCAAAAATCTCCCCGCGTGGAAGTTATTTCTTTGAAAAAAGCGAATGAACTTCTTCAACACCACTATTTGGGGGCGGTACGAACGGCGCAATTATGTTTCGGGCACGACGAGGGGTGCACTGTTTGGGGTGTTCCTCGTTCTATATCAGTCCAAAAAAGAATGAGAGCAGCGGGTTTTGAGCCGATTGAATTGGTTCGCATGGTCGGGATTCCCGGCCATCTATGGGCTACGAGCAGTCTTTTAGCTCACAGTACGCGACTGCTCTTCAAGACTGCTAATTTTGATTCGGCTATCACCTATGCCGACCGCGAAGTAGGCCATACTGGAAATACTTATCTAGCTGCAAATTGGTTACAAGTAGAAGATGCACAGCCAGACGGTTCAACGTGGTGGTTAGATGGTAAAAGAGTCAGCAGAAAACGATTTTTTAACGAGTTTGGAACCACAAAGTACGAAATTGTCAAACCGAAATACGGAGAGCGGCTCATAGTTACGCCCGACATACCAAAGAAGCGATTCATATTCTTGAAGGATTGGTCTCGACTAGACGCAGCACAAAAAGCACTCAAAAAAGAAAAGACGTGGGGTGCCAAAAGGCTCTTAGAATTCGAAGCTAAACAAGGTGCCTTCGCTATTTTGCCTGTAGAAGAAAATAAAAAACGACAGGAAGAATACGCCGCGAAGATTCTTCGACAGAGCAATAGGTGGAGAAAATCGTAACTCCAATCAGTTCTAGTACTTGTGCAAGCGGAGGACCAAAGGATGAAAAATGTTGAAAAAGTTTTCGGCAGTAAAGTATATAATTCCCATTATTTTATTCCGGTTGATGAAGAGGCGGCTTTCGAGAAGTGGGTTGAGGCCACCGAGGGCGGCGATGAATTTCTTGGAGAAGGGTATGACGATAATAGGATCGACGGGACTTTCACGTTCACTGATCCGAGGTGTGAATAATGCTAAAAGAATTGACGAGCGTTGATCAGGACGCCGCGTTTGCGAAGGGGATTCTAGAGGGTTGGCTATCCGGCAAACTGCCTCCTGTAGCTCCTCCGCAGATCTTAGCGTACCTCAAGGATCTCACGGACGGTTTGGACTCTTACCGGGAGCGTTACCTAGTGGTACAAGAGGATTACAGCACGCTACTAGAGCGTTACAACGCGTTAACCGTACAGGCGGCTCAGTACCTTGAATTCAGTCGTCAGCAGAAGGAACAGCTGGATGAATATCTACTCGAGGGCCAGCGAGAATTTCACCAAAAGGAGAGGGTATGAAGAAGCTCGTTATGGTAAGCAGTTCATCCGGGGATTGGGAAGGACTCTACGTGGACGGGGTACTTTTTTCGGAAGGGCACTCTCTTTCTTCTCGAGAAGTTTTATCAGCGGCGGGAATAAAGTTGGAAGAGAAAAATGCTGCAGAGGGCTGGCTAGAAGAACAGGGCTGTCTCCCAACGAAATTAAAGGACGTAAAATTCGAATAAGTGCGTATCCTCTGGAACGACACCGAGAAATACTTTCAAGCTGAATTTGCCCAAGCCTCTTGGGCCGGCGATAAAGACGCGGCACAGGCGGCTGGGTTTAGAACTTCGGGCCCGCCAGCATGGACGTGGTTCACCACAAAGCCCTCTGTTCTTACTGCTCTTCGAGACAAGCACCGCCCAGCGGAACTAACGCTTACCGAGAGGGCACTGGCCGAGTACAAGAAGCGCAACGAAGAAGACGTAAAGAAGACCGCGCTAAGAAAGGAATTCACAAAGGCTAGAAAGGCCCTGGGGCCGCCAGCGTCAACGACACCGTTGGTGATCCCACCGGGAAAATTTTGGATCTCAGCGGAAGATTTACCACCTTGGGTACAGCTAAGCAAGTACGTCAAGTTGCCGTTCGAGACTGATACGCAGTGCTTCATGTGTAGTGCGCCATTGATCTTTTGTGATTACGATGACCTGTGTTTGTGGTGCTCCAAGGGGGGTCGGTGATTTCTTTCAGGACTATCTTTTTAAAGAGAAACAGTCATATCGATAACGAGGTGTTACGCGGGTATATGAAGGCATCGTGGTATTTGACTGAAGAGAAAATGTACAACGAAAAGCACGGGATTAAGAATGAGGGAGAAGACGAAATGAATCCAGAAACTGAAGTCGGGATGTGGCAGGTAGGCGCCAAGGGCACTGCATTCGCTACAATCGGGCAGTCCGTACCAAGCATTCCACCGGGTGAGTACATGCTGGAGGAAGACGCTAACGACCGCCTGTGGAGCCGGAAGCAGAACTCTGTCACGGACGGATTAATTGATCTCCCGGATCTCCCAACGGATTACATCTTGGATCAGATCAAGGTCTTCTGGTCAAAGAAAGACGTGTACGCGAAGTACAATTTTCTGCAGAAGCGCGGTATCATGCTTTATGGGCCAGCGGGCTGCGGGAAGTCCAGCATCGTCAGCCTGCTAAAGAAGCAGATCATCGACCTTGGCGGCGTAGTCTACGTTAATGATGACTATGATGTCTTGATTAAGGGGTTGAAAGAATTCCGAAGCATTGAGCCGGAAAGGCCCGTGATGACCGTGACAGAGGATATTGAAACGTATCTAGAGGGGTCAAACGGATCCAACGTCGCAAAGAGTGAGACCGCAGCATTATCTTTGTATGATGGAGAGAATCAAATTAATGGGGTGGTGCATATTGCGACGACAAATAAACCAAAGGCCATCGCAGATCGATTTATTCGCCGGCCAGGCCGCTTTGATTTGGTAATCGGCATCAGCCCGGCTACCCGTGCTACTCGCGCCGCGTATCTGAGGAATGTATGCGGCTCGGCACTGTCAGAGATTGACCTAAATATGATACTTGACAAGACGTCCGGTCTTTCGTTAGCATATCTAAGAGAGATCGCCACAACGTACTTGGTTTTGGAGATCCCCCTGGAAGAGACAATCTCCAGGTTGAAGAAAAACTTCAAAGGTGAATTCCAAGAAGGCTCGAAAGGCTTCACTGTGGGATTCGTGGACAACAAGGAAGAAAGAGAGGCAGCATGAAGGTCAATAAGTTGAAGCAACTGGTTCAAAGCCTGGAAGAACTACTGGATTCACCTGAGTCCGTAGGACGGTTTGACATGGCTCATTTCGGTGCTATTTATGAGCTTATAACCCCCTTACCCAATAGTATCAAGCCAGTTTGCAATACAGCTGCTTGCCTAGCGGGTCAAACCGTTCTAGTTTTTGGAACCGGGGTCCTCAACGATGACGGCGGAATTGATATCATTCAGAAACTGGAACTTCCGTCAGGGTGGGATGATAGCCGTAACAACCAGATTTTGGCGCAGGCCACTAAAGACCTTGGCTTGACTGCAAATCAAAGAGATCGTCTCTTTTTCTTTAAGGGTTGGTACAATGTCGGCACAGAGGAAACGGTCTATACTGGGTGGCCGGAACAGTTTCGATCTCAACATGACAAAGCAAAGACTCAGCAGGGTCGCATACTCGCGGCGATCCGCCGTGTTGAGCACTTCATCAAGACGCAGGGCCGGGAATGATCGGACGAGAGGGCCCGAAAAAGCGTTCAACTGACAGGAAGTCCCCGGGCTCCGCTGAACTCTGGCGCAAACAGAAGAAAGCCAGGAACGCGGCCCGGGGCAAACAGGTCTGGGTTGAGCCGCCCGTGATGACGATAGATGAGATTGATAATGCTACGCTGGAGCAATTAAATGCGCAGCAAGCGAGGCGAGGATGGCAGCGCATTCCTGCAGACTCACCGGCAAACAAGGAGAGCTAATTTACATTTGCTCCAGATGCGGATTTTGCTACACTTGCAGGCATCGTTCTGTTTGGTTTGATGATGAAGGCGTTTGGAAATGGAAATGTCCAGACGGCAAGATACGAGCGGTTATCTTTGACGGCAGGAGAACAGCATGAAAAGAATCGGTTGGGTTGGCTACGTTAGCGGTAGACCGTTTTTCGAGAATACAGTTGATGAATACGTCCCGCCTCAACCAGCTTTCCGTGTCGTGGATGTCTTTAAACTCAAGAAGGATGCTAGAGCGCGATTTGAAGATGTGCGCGAAGTCTTTGTGAAAGACTCCGACGACAGAATAAAAGAAGCAATGAATAAGGCGCTTGTATGAGTGAGTGTAAACGCTGTGATGCGCCCTGCGGAGTCTGCGTTGACTGCAACAAATGTATGCAGTTGCATTGTAAGTGCGATCCGTGCCAACATGGCATGACGCGAGCAGAGGGTTGCGCATTCTGCCTGGAAGACAATGATTTGTATAATGCAGTTAAATTAGAACAAGGAAAAGAGGAATAATGGGATCACTTCTGTTTTTGTTGTTCGTAGTTTCAGTGCTAGCAGGTGTTGGGTATTCAATTTGGCAGTCATTTGTAGAGACAGAAAAGGCGAATGCAACCAAGGCCAAGGGAACGCCGGATAAGACCGTGGTCGCATACGTCCCGGGCGCAATCGGTACGGGCCTAGGCCTGATTTTCTTTTCGCTGTTCCTGGGCGCGTACTCCGTTGATGCGGGCTCAGTCGGTGTGGTCAAGCGCTTTGGCAGGCCGGTTGGGACACTCCAGCCCGGTCTTCATTTCGTTCGGCCCATTGGGGATACCGTTACGGAAGTGCCCGTCCAGACCCGCGTCATCAAGGTCTCGGAGCAGGCATCATCCGGAGATCTACAGCTGGTCAATATGGAAGTCACTCTGGGCTACCACGTTGACACGCTCCATGCTATGGATATTCTAGTGCAGTTGAATAACGACGCAGAAACCCGTGTCATCCAGCCCGCAATTCTTGAATCCATCAAAGCCGAAGCGTCCCAATACAACGCGCAAGAATTGATCACGCAACGCGTAAAGGTTCGTGATGGTATTGAAAACCGCGTGAAGCTGCGTTTGGCGCCGTATTACATCGTAGCGGAGTCCACCAGCATTACCAACTTCTCGTTCTCTCAGCAATATGAAGCGAGCATTGAGGCGAAGCAGGTTGCGGAGCAGAATGCAGAGAAGGCCAAGAATGACTTGAACCGTATCCGCGTAGAGGCGGATCAAGCCGCAGCCGAAGCCAAGGGCAAGGCGGACGCCGCTATCGCAGCCGCTACGGGAGAGGCGCAGTCCACGTTGATCGTCGCCAAGGCCAAGGCCGAGGGCCAGCGGCTCCAGGTGGGCAATATCACGCCTGAGCTGCTCCAGCTCCGCACCATCGAGCTAATGCATGATAAATGGGACGGGCAGTGGCCTACGACGTTCCTAGGCGGATCCACCCCGGCTAGCGTACTGTTTCAACCCCCGGCGACGAAGGCCAAGCAATAAAAGTATTCGGGGTCAACGCGATCTGCTTAGGCTCCTAGGGTCTATCAGACGCGGGCAACAGTGGGTGTGAGCGTTGGAAGCGTGACACCAGCGGTAGCGACGAGGGGTCCGGTCACCGGGTGCCCTGGACATCGATGAAACCGCTTGCTGACTTCGAAATTGACAATAACTTGAAGACGTAGTATGATGTGCGTCTTCATTGCCGGGCGGTAGAATAAAATCTGGTCTACCGCCCTGAGGGAAAATAATGCGCTGGAAAATCATCACAATCATACTAGCACTCTGCGCAGCTTGCGCATTCGGCGTAGTAGATCACCGGCCTACTGAGGGAAAATTAAAGTCGGACTTCCTAGAGTACAATCAAAAGTATTTCTATGGAGCACTGCCAACGACTACCCGGATTTATCTAACGGAGATCCCTGGGGATTACATGGGCTTCATGGTGCCGGCAATAACTTCAGATGAGCATCTGTATAAGATCCTCGTTGATAAGAGATATCACTCTACCATGAAAGATGCTGATATTACTTTGCTGCACGAGTCTTGTCACGAATACAACTTCATACAGCATATTGACGAGGGCGGAGCCGGCCACGGGCCCGCGTTTCAAGCATGTATGCTGCGCGTTGCCATAATGGGCGGGTTCAGTGATTTATGGTGACGCTCGCATTAGCGAGAAACAGAAGGCCATGGAATTCGCGGCTTACGCGTTGAAGCGCAGAGACGCGAACAAACGCAGCAAGTTGTGGCGGATGCGAGTAAGGCAAGCTTTGAGAAGATTGGAGGAACTATATGACGTCGGGAAAAGTAATCGCTAAGGTGGCGTTCTTGATGATCGCAGCTTATTGTGCGGGTTGTGCTCTTGGCTGGCTAATAGTGACAATAGCCAATCATCTCTGAGGGACCATGTTTTATTGTGAAGAATGCAGAGTCGAGAAGAAGTGGCCAAGGCCGCCGACGTATCCGTATCATAACCGAGTAACAGCACAATGCGAAATATGCAACAAATTCTCGGTACTTTACAATGTTCCTGCTCTCCATCTGAAACCAGAGGAAGAAAAAAGCGTCGAAGAAAAATTGCTTGACAAAATGATCCAGGAGGAATACAAAAAGAAGTGCGAGGCAATGGTGCTCACAGTAATCGAAGGAACACTAGCGGGCGCTGTGGACCATAAAGCTACAAATGAATTGCAAGAATCCTTCATTGAAAAGAGCGGCAAAATTGATTGGTACGCAACTTACGAGTTACGGCAGACGATTCAAAAGCACCATGACGCTGTTAAGAAAATTGAACGCGATAGGAGATTGATATGAGCGAACTGCAGATCGGACAAGAAGTAACGATGCGTCATCCGGAAGATAAGTACCCGGATTGGAATCGCGGGAGGATCACGGGCTTCAGCCCAAGAAATCTCCTTGGTTTGGATAGTTACACCTACATCAAGGTTCTCGAGGGACCGAATAAAGGCACTGAAGGATCATTCAGTCAAAGGTGGATCATCACCCCGATAGGGCCCGTAGAATCCGCGTACGCTGTTGCAAGGCGGATCGCGGAGTCCCTGGGAAAGGCTAACAAGTTTGTTACAGCGGATGACGTTCAAGCGGAGCTGCTCAAACAGGGCTATACTTCTGCTGACCTGGGCAACGCGGCTGGTCCTTTGTTCCGTAAGAGCAAGTCTTGGAAGGACACGGGGAAGACGGTTAACAGCAAGCGCAAAGGGGCGCACAGCCGCAAGATCACGGTATGGGAGTATATCCCGAGGCCGGGGTTAACCGCCGCTCAGGCGTTGGCAAGCATCACGCCTGCCGTTCATGAAACGAGTAAGATCGACGTGGGGGCTAAGGTTACGGTTACTTCTGGCTATACGGCGCCAGGCCGAAGCATAGTCGGAGCAGAAGGAACGGTCATTGAAGTTCTCCCAAAGGCTATCTATCCTTTGCGAGTCCTCTTCGCTGACGGCGTCAAGAGGCTATTCTATTACCACGAAGTCGCCCCAGTATGAAAAAGAAACCAACACCTAAAGCTCCCGGCCCGGGCGATCCTGGCTGGGTGAGCTACAAATGGGATATGAAGGTGACCGCCCCGCCAGCCAGAATGGACACGGAGAAGCGGATCTACGTTGTGGTTGCAGCGACCGTGGACGGCCATAAAGGCGGAAACTTCTTTAAGGTAATCCAACCCATTGGCCGGCAGGTTGCGCAGTGCGCTCATGTCGTAAGCAAGATGCGTTGGACTGAGGCAGCTGGATGCACAGCCAAGGACGCGCCATTCATATCAATTACAACGATCATCCTGCAAGCCCGAGACTCTAGGGAACTGAATCACGTTGAGGATCTGTTAAAGAAGGCCGAAGTCGCCGTCACCAGCTTCTTTGACACGAACCCGGAGTACGGCACCGGCACCTTTGACCCGCTCGTCTCTTGCAAGACGGCGATCTGCACGGAGCCCATCGAAAAATTTAGGACGACCGGTATTCTGGACTATCTTCCGCTGTGGGGCTCGCAATGAGCGAAAAACTGATAATGAAAATACTTTTCAGTATCATGCTTGCTTCTTTAATCGGATCTATTATCTTTCGTCCCCTTATCATCCTAACACTTCTGTTCTTCGTGGCCATCTTATTGGTTATGATATGGGGGACGTAGATGACGAGCGAACGAGAAATACTCATCCAACGCATCACGGACTATCTAAGCGCGGGCGGCCTCTTCAATCCTGAGATGGTGGAACACGCCGTCGTACGTGATCTGTTGATTGATTGCCGAGACGCCCTATCCGTGCCGGATATAACCTGGAACTCGGAAAACTGCAGACCGGAAATCAAATGAGTAGGGACGATAAAATCGCAACGTGGTTTGCTTACATGGCCATTCTCTTTTTGATTGTCGCCCTGGGGGCTATTCATCGCAAGTGGTAGGAGGAGATATGATCATCTTTAGATGTACATCTGAAAATCTCACCGCGCTTGGCGGGCCCATGGGCAGCGAGCGCACCTGGGACAACTGGAGCAGACCGTTCAGGAGCCTTAGCGCGGCGAAGGCAGCCGCCGAGGCGGATTACAAGAAAACGTGCGGAGGCAAGCCGGAAGAGAAAATTATCTGGACGTATGAAAACGACCACTGGCATACGCAGGACTTGCGCTTTGTGATGTACAACATCCGCCGCGAAGTTGTGAAATGAGGAATGTGATGGAAGATAAACGTACAATATTATTCACACCGGCACCGCCGCTGAAACCGGGCAGTACCCATTGGCGTTTGATTGGCGGGGTCCTCGTTGAGCATAGACCTTGGGAGTCCCCCGCCCCCACCGAGGTAAGACGAAGAGAGGAAGATAGTGAGTTATTTCTGAAGTGGCTGGAGGAAAGCGAATGAATGTAGAACAACGCCGCTGCGGGTGGTATTTTTGGTATATTGATAAACATGGAATTAGACAAGATCGGGGCCCGTGGTTCACGGATGAGCAGGCGAGAGAAGAAAGCAAGAAGTGGTTAAAGGACGTAAGGGGCTAAGATACACTTATACACAGAGGAGGAAACATGGTTAGTGCAATGTTGGCGTTCGTAATCGGGTGCCTGACGGGCCGCTGGGTTTGGAAACGGTAATGGCAATCGAGGAGTTGGACGACATTGCTGAGGAGTTGGCTGACAAGCTGGGTATCTACAGTGAGGAGCGTCAGCATTGGACCTATGAGTTTAAGCAGCGGGTACGACAGGCAGTCAAGATCGAGCAGACGGTAGCTGTCAAGCGGGTTGTTGTCGAGTGGACGGGCGACGAGTGTTCATTTTGTAAAAGTAGCGGACACGATCATTGTATCTGCCCAGAATGGCAGTAAATAACATAACGTTATACGCAGGAGAGGATTTATGGCAAAGAACCAAATAACAGTCTATACCTGTGATAGTTGCGGGAAGAGCCTGGGCGGCCCGGGTTCACTCAACATCGTTACTTCTTTAAGCGGCGAGAATCTTCTCTGGTCTCGGCTCCACGTTGGGATAGTTAAGAGAAGCGGCATGCACAACGATGCGACCGAGGAAGGCGCAGATTTGTGTCAGAAATGCGCCATTGTTTTGCTTGCGAACGCCATCCGCCGCATTAGGGCAGGGGAGCGAGCTTCAAAAGGTGCCGAGACTTCGGAGCAAGAAGGCTGGAAGGGCTGAGTATAATATTGTATAAGACGTTGAACGCGATAAAGAAAACAAAGGAGATACAAAATGGACATAAACAACATTTTTAGCTATCACGCACCGACGACGGAGCAGCGTTTCAAGTACGAAGTGATTCGTGCGAAGGCGAAAGAATTGGGCCAGGTGATCGTGGACAACACGCCAGTGAGTGCGGATCAAACAGCGGCCATCCGGCTTCTGCGCGAGGCGGTGATGACAGCGAATGCGGCAATCGCTCTTGACGGAAAGCTTTAAATAAGGTCTTGACAAGGTTTTACAATAAGTGCTAGGTTTTGAACCATGATGACCGCTGACAGCTTAATAGATGCATTTGAGGCTAAGAGAGCCATGACAATCTCAAAGAGCCAGGTCAAACGGCTGAAGGCCCAGAGCGGGGCGCCCGCGTTTAAGGACCAGGCGGCTATCTGGCTGGCTAATGGCGCCTCTAGGAAGCGTAACCCCCTTCGTTTGAGGACTTTAACCACCTATAGAACCAGCATCAGGACATTGATCCCCCTCATCGGGGAACTTCCCTTGGATACTATTGGAAACAAAGTACTTAACGACGTTGCGGCAGCTCTATCCGTCAAGGGTCTCAAGGGCAAGCCGCTCAAACCCGCCTCTATTCAACTTATCCTCAATGTTGCCAAGGAGATACGGGAGTCTGCTAGGAACGAGGACGGCCAGCCCCTGTACCCCTGCACATGGAACGCGGAGACCATTGACGCGCCAGTGGTAGATAAGAGGGCCCAAGAGACCCCCATGGCTAGCACACAGGCTATCGGAGAGGCGATAAAGCGGGCTAGCCCTGTCACGGGTGCTTTGATCGCCGTTTTAGCGTCCACGGGCATGCGGGTGGGCGAGGCCCTAGCCCTACATTTGGACGTCGGCGGCATGCAGACAACCGTCTGGAATCCGGAAGAGAGCAAGATAATCGTCCGTGAACAGCGCGACGGCAAGACCTTTGGTCCGCCCAAGACGGACGCTGGCATCCGCGAGGTGGACTTGGCACCGGTCGTGAATGACTATCTGAAGAGGATATTCCCCCCAATTAACCCCAACGGACTCTTAATGTTCCCGCTTTCCGAGTCCGAGTACCGCTCACAAATTATAGAAGCCGGCCTCCAGGGCGGTTTTCACACTCTACGCAGGCACCGCGTAACGCATATCCAGCTGCAGGGCGTACCAGAGTCACTGGTAAAATTCTGGACCGGTCACGCGGGTATTACGGTCACGGACAGCTATACGAAGGTGGGGACAGAGATCCAAGCTAGAAAGGCCCAGGCGGAACGCGTGGGCATTGGATTTGAACTGCCATGAACAACCGGCGCCTTAAGAAGATTGCAGCGCGTAGCTATCTATCCCTTGTGGCACTCTCGCTTGCTGGGCTATTTGCGCACATAGCTTGGAAACATTGGACTCAGACTGAAGCGGTCCTCGTGGGATTTCTATTCATGGGCGCCCTGGTAGCTTTCTTTCGAGCGTTGCTTTGGGCATTAGATACTCTGGCGGAGGCGGAATGAGCGAAGATTCAGGAAAGGCAAAGGCAATTGAAGATGTAAAGGAGACGGTCGCCGCAGCTGTGACCAAAGATTTTAATGATTTCGATATTTGGAAGAATAGTAACCCCTTTGACAGTATGGACAAGATCTTTTCGCAAATGGGCTGGGATCCTCCAAAGTCTCCGGGTCCCAGAAATTTTACTATCTCAGTTAAATTTGAAGACGGGGGCAACGGCTGCAGGGCGGATTGCAACCCCAGATCGGGCGTGTACAATATCGTGATATCTCCCAAGCAACTCGAGAGACTTAAAATCTCTATCAGTACTGGCTTGGCGCATGAATTAGGCCACGTAATTGGCTACGCATTGAGATTGCCCAGAACAGAGTACGCGAACAATTTAAGTTCTGTTTACAGCAGATACGCTGACAATGAAATGTTGGATAAGGCAGTCGTTGCTCAAGAGATGGAAGCATGGGATCAGGCGGAAGAGATTTTGAACGTACGGCAAAGAATGACGCGCTCGTATAGGATACACCGGCAAGTGGAAGATCTGTGGGGCGATGACACGCTATGATCAAAAAGATAGAGAAAATAATGCCGTGCGGATACCTGTTGATTATCACTAGGTATGTTGATATAGGCACAACACTAGTTGAAATTGAAAATCCTTTAGGATTCGTCGCTCACATAACCAAAACCGCGCACGGTGAAAAGTTGTTATTCGCCGTAAACAATGAGTCCCTACCGATAATCCAGGGGATCTTAGACGGGATGCTCCCGAAGCCTAAGTTGACGTTCTGGGAGAGATTCTTTGGGAATCACGAATGACGTTAATAGCCTCCATGTTTGATGAAACCAAGCCCAGTGACTATCCCGACGGGCACAGACAGTGTCATAGTCGCAAGCGGCACCCCAACCCGGATTCTGGATGGATGTGGTGCATAAAGAACAAGCGGCACGCCGGCCCGCATGAAGATAACCTAGGCCGCAAGTGGACGAACCCGGAGAAGGAATGATGCTGCACTATATCAAGCTCTTTCTGCACCGGATCAAGCTCTGCGGGAACTACTGTCTGTACTGCATGATAAACGTTCACGAGACCTTGGACATACTAGACGTGGAAGAAAGGAGAAAGTCAACGAGCGAATTAATGCAGGACGAGTTAGAGCCAATTGACAGCGGTAAGATCCTGGACAAAATGATTCAGAATTGCGAAGCGGAGTTAGAGCGTAGAAGGATCGAAGCAGCAAGCAAAAGATGGGACGATTCAGATGTAAACGAAATCCTCAAATATAGCCGGGAGTGACATGGACGAACTACAGGAAGCGCTCAAAGCGATATCAAGACCACTGGTGCCGCCGAAAAAGAAAAAGAGTTGGGCTGATTTGTTGTTTAGCACCGCCGCTTCAGAGCGTGCGAAAGGTTTTAAAACCAATTCAAAGACGCCGCCTGAGACTACCTCTGACGCGGTTCAATGGTCCGTCAGACCGAACGGTGTGTTTATGCCGTCCTCTTCAACGGTGTCCGCGCTTCCCCCAGGAGTGTACGAACTAGGAATAGACGGGGACGGGATGGTTTATTTCACGTACAAGACTTTGACTACGGATACCTTGATTGATCTGGAGGATTCCGCCTCCGCTAGAGTTATCAATGGGATCAAACACTTCTGGAAACAGAGAGATCGTTATGACGCGCTTGGCTTGATCTTCAAGCGTGGGATCCTGATGTGGGGCCCCCCGGGCAGCGGAAAGACGGCGACCTTGACGCTTCTTATGGAAGATCTCGTCAGTCAGGGTGGCACGGTCTTTATCATTAAGCATCCTGGCATGGCCAAGGCCGCTATGACCAAATTCCGGAGCATCGAACCGGATCGGCCTATGATCATCGTTTTCGAGGACATTGACGAGATTATTCGCCAGTACGGCGAACATGAAATTCTGGCGATCCTAGATGGCGAAAATCAGACGGACAACGTTGTAAGCATCGCCACGACAAATTATCCAGAGGAGCTAGGCGCCAGGATCGTGAACCGGCCAAGCAGGTTTGACGAAGTAATCAAGGTGGATATGCCGTCAGCTAAGATGCGCAAGGAATACTTGGCGCATTTGTTAGAGGGTCTTGGAGAGGGGGACTTCCCATTCGAGCGGGCTTTGATTGACACGGATCGCCTGAGTATTTCTCATATCAAAGAACTGGTCGTTGCGGTAACATGTTTGGATCAGCCTTATGACGCGGTGATCAAGCGGCTGCAGACCATGAAGGTCCAACCCAAGAGCCAGCAGTTCGAGGGCAAGGTTGGCTTCAATGACTAGGGGGCTCTGTCTCATTCTGATGTTTCTGGTGCCCATGGCGAATGCACGTCCCCGGTGGAAGACCGTAGTCGAGGTCGGTTTTGTTACGGGCGTTGCCGTGGGCAGCACCATCTTTCAGACGAAGAGTGCGTCCAATTGCAGAGCACACAATGATGTTTCCGTGTGCTTTGGGGGATATGGATCTCCAAAGGCGATGACCGGCCTTATCGTCGGGGAGTCAGCGGGCTTCCTAGCGTTGTCCCTGGGAGCACGTCACTGGGGCGTCAAGGAGTGGGCGTTGCCCTCGCTGGGCTCGAGCACGTTCAACATCGTGAGCGGGGTCAAACAAACTCAAGCGCGTAAACCGAAAGAGGTAAATTGATGAGTGAACACACGGGGAGGTTACGGGAGGCGGCAAGCAAACTATGGAACCAGCTTATTGATCGGGGGATATATGTACTCAGTTTAGAACAATGCTACACAGTCGTGGAGGCCGCGAGGGGCGCAACTTCGGGAATCCGAGGTCAAGCAATGAGCGTAGGCACGGGGAGGTTGCGGCTTTGCGAGCGAATCACGGATTACCTAATCGGAGGCGGTCTGTGGAATCCAGAAGGAGCGAATCACGATGAAGTTCGCAATCTGCTGATTGATTGCCGCGACGCGCTGGCAGCCGTCCCTCCCGCCGCTCAGCGTTCGGTGTGGCTCGATCCAGAGCTAGTGAACGAAGTGCCCGCCCCTCCCGCCGCTGTCACGGATGTTGGCGTTAGAACGATTCCAGGAGGTCGCACCTCCGATGACGGATTGTCCGGTGCGAATCCGGTGGCCAGCATCCCTGAGAGCGGCGCACCGAGCAGTGAGGCTGCTGGGCAAACCAGAGTTGAGGAGCGAGTTATGGCTGCCGCGTTAGTTGATCCCGAACGTGTCGCACAAATGATCGCTCATCGCGCCTGTATAGGCTTAGAACACGACCCAGTGAACGGAAAGCTCCACGGTTATTGCGTCGTGTGCGGTGTGCCTTGGCCTTGCGAGTACGCCGGACCCAAACCGCGTAGCACAGACTGGAATGTTGAATACTCTGAGCCGCTGGAGCGCACGCTAGCCGAGATGCCGCCCGCCGCTGCCACGGAGTACCTTGAACCACCAGCACATCGCAGCTTGAAGGACCTAAGTGCTAAGGAATGGGAGATGATAAAAGCCCAAGTGCCGCCAGAAGGACTAGGCGTTGGGCACCCCAGTGGAGGGGATCGAGCGATGGCTAGCGCGTCAGAAGTTCTCAATGTGGCTAAGGCTCGTTTAGAAGAAGCGACAAACTGGCACCAATTCGGGAAGGAACACGACGAAGAGGGCTGGTGCTGCAAGCGCGAGGCTGATTTACGGAATACAGTTATGGCGATTCAGCAGTTACAAGAAGCCCCGACTGTTGACCTAGAGGCAGGCGGGCCGCTGCACCCGTATTACAGCGATGGCACGATGCAGGAGCTTCACAGGCAGATGACGCGGGCAGGCGGGTCCACGCAGAGTTCTGCTGCCCCATCTGACGGTGAAATTTTCCAATTAGCTTGCAAGCTGGTGGACACCGCAAGCGAGGACAGGAAAATATTCTGGCTTCCAGTACTATCGCAGCTTTGCGAAGCGGTGCGCAGGCAGCATGCTGAGTTGCGGGCAGGCGGGTCCAGTCCGGCGCAGCCGCGTATCCCACGCTGCATGGAGCGTAGCGAAGAGTGCGGGCAATGCGAATTGCGCGAGGGCCATGAAGGGCAGCACCTCGCAGGATATTTGATGTGGAGTAGTGATGAAAGAATTGTGGAATAAGCTCCCTAAACGCAAGAGGTATGCCCTTCTCGTTAAGGCGTGGCCAAATTCTCCAGAAATGCACAATCTGGAAGTTAAATTTGAATGGGACGAATTATTGGTTTCGACTCGGGAAAACT